GCACGATGACGACCTTCCGCATCAAGCCACACCTTTCGCTGGATCGCGCCGCCATCGAGGTCATCGGCGAAGGCGGCAAGTTGCTGGCGGTGATCTACGCCCACGGCGACAGGCATATCCGGGTGATGTCGAAACACCTCGACCGCGTCGAGATGTCGAGCGATGTGCCGCCTGCCGCTGAAATCTTTTTGAGGAAACCATGACCGAAACCGGCGAACAGCGCACGGCGTTTCTCAAAATGCTCAAGGAAGGCGTCACCGCCAGCGACCGGGTGCTGGCCAACGAGGCGCTGAACCGAGCGATGCTTGGCTTCATGGCCCGCAAGGGCGAACCGGACAACGGCCCGTACTTGCGTGAAGACCTGGAGCGGGTTTGCGGCAAGGATTCTTCCGTCATGCTGTTGGTCAACGAGGCTGAGTTTGCCATCGCGGCGGCGCGGGTGCTGGAGCGCGAGCGGTGCGCGCGGATCGCGGAGGAAACACTGGACGTGAGCCATCCGAGCGTCGGTGCCGACATCGCGAAGCGGATCAGGAGCCACGACCAATGACCGACACCGTCGAGCCGGTCTGTATGCACTGCGGCGCGGAGATGATCCCCGGCCCGCGTGGTGGTGCTGCGCAGAACTTCTATTGCACCGACCGTGTCGGCTGTCGGCAAGGCTTCAATCTCACGATCTGGAACGGCGATCTGGTGATGCGGCAAGACATCGGCGAAGTCGATGACGAGCGTTACGCGATGTACTCACAGGGAGGCGACCATGGCTATGACGAAGAAAAAACCAAACGCCACTGATATTCATGTTGGCGCGCGGGTGCGGATGCGGCGGATGCAGCTTGGCATGTCGCAGGAAAAACTCGGCGACGCTGTCAGCGTGACGTTCCAGCAAGTGCAGAAGTACGAGAAGGGAGCCAACCGGATGGGCTCCAGCCGCCTGCAGCAATTTTCTGACGTTCTGGGCGTGCCGGTCGCGTGGTTCTTCGATGGTGCACCGGGCAAGCACACCAACGGCAACGGTGGCCACAACGTGGCCTTCACCAAATTCATCTCCGAGCAGCAAGGGCAGAAGCTCATGGAAGGCTGGGCCACGCTGGCCAGCCGGGAACGCCTCGCCATCATCGATCTGGTGAAGACGCTGTCAATGCGGAAGTAAACACCAAAGCGGTCGTGGTTCCAGCGCGGACTTCACCCACGACCGCCCGGCCCCGGCCATCCGAGCCTCAACCCGGATGCGCCGGGGTCACCAATCGAGAGGCGCGCACGATGAAACTGCCGACCAGTGCCTGTCTGAAGTGCGGCGACCGGCTCGATGCCGTCACGGCGACGCACGATGGTGACATCCCGGAGCCCGGCGACATCACCATCTGCCTGCGCTGCGGCCATCAGATGGCGTTAACACGAGGTCTGCGGCTGCGCGAACTCACCAAGCGCGAGCGGCGCAACCAAGCCAACAATCAATGGACCAAGTTCGTCGAACAGCAGCGGCGCATCATCATGGAAAAGCACAAGCACTGATGAAGATCGACATCACGCCCAACACGCCAGAGTCCGATCTGCGGCGGCTCGCTGCGCATACCTATCTCCTCCAGGCCTGGGCTTGCGTCGCCGCAGCGGCCATGGTCATGCTGGTCTATTACATCACGTCTATCCTGGTCATCATCCCGGCTGTGCTCTGCATTTATTTCAGCGCCCGCCTATTCAACAGTTCAGCGCAGGCTCGCGCCTCGCTCCGCAACCTGATCAAGCTGCGCCGGTTGCTGCCATGACAAAACAACTGGGCAGCGCCACCGACATCTACAGCGTCGTGGCTGGCGACTACATCAAGGCCGATGGCGGCGTTCACGAGATCGCGGAGGTCGAGTACATCCGCAAGAAGGACAAGGTCCGCAACTGGAACGTCACCACGACAGACGGTCGGCGGTTCAACATGCTGGAGATCGGCTCGTATCACAAAGCAATGCCGCCATCGCCTTTCGACTTCCACGAGATATGGTGGATTATTTCCGAGGGCGATCACGAGTGGTGCGGGCTGCGCATCGCGCACTTTCGCAAGTCGCGAAACAGCGACGGTGGCACCACCGACATCGTCGTCATCCAGGGCGAGATCGACCCGCGCCGTCATGGCGTTCGCATCTGGGATGACATCAAGGACCGCGAAGGCTGGCGCAAGGTCAAGCAGATCGCGATCCCCACCGCTGAAGAGATTGCCGCAGCGATAGGTGTGCAATGACACGCCGCAAACCCAAATACATTCCGTTCAGCGACAGGGCCGCCGGGCTATTCAACATCGGCAAGGAGCCGGGCTGGGTCGGCGTGCTGACGCGCGGCGAAGCACCGGGCGCGATCAAGAACGGCACCACCATCGTCAAGATCATGGAAGAGCGCGGCGACTTCAAGCCGGTCGGCACCAGGGGCACGGTGTTGGGCTCGATCCGCCACAGCAAGGTCGGCATCGGCTATTTCATCGAGTGGGAGGAGCATCAGAAAGTCGCGGTGTTTGTTGCCGAGAAGAAGATCGCACGGGAATAAAAAGACCCGCAGCCGGTTGGGCCAACTGCGGGTCAGTGTAAGGAACGCCTCAAGGTGAGACGCGATTTGGAGTGTAGCATATCGAGTAACTGGAATGACCAAATTCGAGCGTGGCGATCACGTTGAGAAGATCAAAGGGTACAGGTGGCCGGGCATCGTCGTGGCGGCATTCGAAACCACGAATGGCGACCCTCGCGTCGTCGTCGAATGCACCGTCAATGAAGTCTACGGCGCGCTGCACATCTATCATCCCGATCAGCTACAGCGGCGGCCACCATGACAAACTGGCCGGACATCCCACTGACCCATGAGCAATACAGCGCGCTGATCAACCATCTCCGCGCCATCGCCTCCGGTCGCAAGCAGACAAGGACCGGCGTGCAGCGCATGACCCGCGAGGAAATCATCAACGAAGGGCGCGAGGCCTGCGACGCCATCAATCTGGACTGGTCGCATACGCCGCCGCCGAAGAGCCAGCCATGACCGAGATCGTCGCCGTGATCGACGCCCCGCACTTCTACGCTGGCATCGTCCTGGTCGACGACAAGGTCACCAGGGCCGCACCTATCGTCAAGTACATGCGCGGCTGGTCGCGCGACAAGGTCCGCACCTATTGCCAAAGCAAGGGCTGGCACGTTGCCGTGGTGGCCAGCGTCGGAACCCCTGAAAACAGCCCCAAAACGACCCCTTGACGTATAGGCCATACTCGCCTATATGTCTTGTGTAGGAAACAGGAGGACATCGCAGAACGGCACGGTATGGAACTCGGACTTGGCAAGCCTGACAGGCTGTTCCGACCCTCCATTTGGCACTGACCGCCGTTCGACGATGTGATCCCACAGGAACCAACAATGAAGCTCTTGCCATCAACCAAGATCGATCTCGCCGCCGCCCTGGCGGTGTTGCCTGAAAACAAGGGCTACAACCTGATCGCCACCGTCGCCGAACTTGAGGCCGCCGTGGCATCCGGCAAGGTCATGAACAAGCTGGTCACCGACGCCAAGTTCATCTTCAACCGGCGCGTCGAAGAGAGCGCGGAAGCGTTCCTGGCCACCGGGCCGCACGCGCAGCAGCACAATCAGAGCGACTGGTGGCTGGGTGCCTACCATGCCGATGCGCTGGTCAGCGGCTCACACAATCTCCCGGCCGCGCTGAAGCGGGTGGAAAAGCAGGGTGGGCTCGACGCCTACGCCACCTTCCTGAAGGCGCTGTTGCCGCTGAACGAATTGCTCCAGGCCGCCAAGCCGCTGATCGTCAAGCGCGGTGAAGCTGGGCCGACAGAGAAGCAGATCGCCGCCGCCAAGCTGCGCGAGGGCAAGGCAATGACTTGCCAGTGCTGCGGCCGGGACATCTTTGCCGAACGCGGCAAGATCGCCCACCACGGCTACGAGCGGCCGGGTGACGGTTTCCAGACCGCCTCCTGCATGGGCGCGCAGCACGCCCCGTTCGAAGCGAGCCGGACCCGGCTGGGTCAGATGATCACCGGGTTGACCAACAATCGCGACAGCCAGATCGAGCGGCGCGGCAAGGTCGAGCGCGAGGAGATCGGCGGCGACATCGTCGTCACCTGGACGAACTACCAGAAGCCTCTCGGTCGTGGCCACTACGAGGAAGAACGGGCCTACGTTGGCCGGGCGAACTTCGCCGAGGCGGAAGGCGAACTGAAACAGGCGCTGTCCAGGCGCGGCATCACGAGCTTCGATGCGCTGAAGAAAAACGAGATCGCCCAGATCGAGGCGCGGATCAGACACCTGAACGAGCGGATCGCCTACGAGCAGGCCCGCTATGACGGCTGGAAACAAACCCACCGCTGGCAGGCTCGCCAGTGGGCAACACTGTGAAGGAAAGGGAATAGATGACCACGTTCGCAGTTCACTACATGAAGCCGGAATTCTTTCGTGACGGCATCATGGGCTACAAATGGCTTCGCGAGCACGGCCCGATGCCAAGCATCGCGGCGCTCGACAAGACCCACGTCGAACTGAAGACCATGGAATTCCAATTTGTCGACGGTGAACTCAACCGCGCGCTGAACAAGGTCTTCCACGACATGCAGGGCGAGGTCTGGTCGCCGAACGGCGAGGCCAACGCGCTGATCGAGGCGAAGGGTCTGCAGCACACTTCGATGAGCGTCGGCGACATCGTCGTGGTCGACGGCAGCAAGATGTTCCTCGTCGACCGCTTCGGCTTCAAACAAATCGAACAAGGAGTCTGACCATGACTGACATCACCAACACCAACCTGGAGGCCGCGATCATCGACCAGAAGGTCGCCGGTACGTTCTGGGAAAAGCTCTATGCCTACGTCGCAGTGATCGACGAAAAGGAAGGCTGGGCGCTTGGCGTCGCCGTCGCCAACGAGAAGGGCTACAGCCCAATCGGTGGCAAGACCTTCAAGTGGAAGGTCGAGGCCCAAGAGTGGGCCGATGGCCTGAACCAACACATCGGGCTGACGCGCGATCAGGTGGCGCAGATCGTCATCTCAACAATGGGAGGCCGCCCGGTCGTTATCGTGAAAGAAAACGGACGCCGTGTGATGCAGTAAAAACGACCCCTTGACGTATAGGTCACAAAGGCCTATATGAGTTGGGTAGGAAGGAAGACCCAATGGCCCGCTTTGACATCCACCGCCCCTCCGCGATCAACCCCGAAGACTACGATTTCGTGGCCTTCGGGTATTTGCGGATCGACGATCTCGGCTCTGCGATGTTCATGCAGGATCAGCGCCGGGCGCTGAAGGCCCACATGGATCGGACTGGCGGCAAGTACAGCAGCCACGAACACGGCGGCAACTGCCACATCTGCGGTTCGGTCAACGCGATCTACACGGCGGTGTTCTATCACGCGAAATCGAATAGCTACGTCAAGACCGGCCTCGACTGCGCCGAGAAGCTGCAGTGTGACGGCATCGACGCCTTCAAAAAGAACGTCAAGCACGCCCTGGAAGCGACCGCTGGCAAGCGCAAAGCCAAGGCGGTCCTGGAAGCGGCCGGGCTCGCCGAGGTCTGGGCGGTCATGGAAGCGGTCGAGAAACGGTACGCCGACAACGCAGAGGCCTACGGCGCATGGCGCAAGGCCAACCCGGAGCTTGTCGACAACGGCCCCTATCACGATGAGCCCGACGCGCCGAAGCCCGCCGTCACCAGTGACGACGAGCGGACCGTGGTCGACATCGCCCGCAAGCTGATCAAGTACGGCTCGATCAGCGACAAGGCAACGAACTACCTCAAGGTGCTGCTCGACCGGATCGCGAGAGCCCCTGCCATCGCGGCAGCGCGGGCGGCCGAGGCAGAGGCTGCAAAGCCGGTGCCGGTGGCCAATGGCCGGATGGTGGTGCGGGGCAAGGTGCTCACGGTCAAGACGACCGAAGGGTTCTACGGGGTGCAAACCAAGATGCTGGTCCAGCACGCGGACGGCTGGAAGGTCTGGGGCACGGTGCCCAGCATGATCCTCGACGGCCTGACGCGGGGCGACGAGGTCGAGTTCACGGCGACCGTCAAGGTTTCCGACGACGATCCCAAGTTCGGGTTCTTCTCCCGGCCAGCCAAGGCTGCGGTGCTCAGCGCCGCAGCAGAACAGAAGGAAGCAGCATAATGGGCTACGTCATGGCGACATCACCGTGCCAAGCCGATCCAGGACGAAGAGATTCCGTTTTAACAGGAGGTAGCGAACCAGTGACAACCCGCGTTCAAATCCCCGCCTACACCGACCGCTGGATGATGGGCGACCGCTACGGCGAAGTCGTCAAGGTCGGTCGCACGACGGAAAGCGACAACGTGCTTGGCAAGTCAGCCGATACCTACACGGTCAAGCTCGACAAGTCTGGCAAGCACATCCGCGTCTATGCCGACGATTGCACGGAGATCGCATGAAGCGTCTATCCAAGACCCAGGAGAAGACCAAGGCCGAGCTGATCGAGGCGCTTGGCAAGGCGGCCGAAACGGTTCGCGAGGCGCTAGAGACGGTCAACACGGCAATCGAAGCAAACCTCAACCCGGCCATCGAGACGTACAACAACGCGCTGACCGAAGTGGAGACGTTCCGCGACGAGATCGTCGGCGAGATGGATAACTACTACAACGAGCGCAGTGACAACTGGCGCGACGGCGATGCCGGATCGAACTACACCGACTGGAAGGGCGAATGGGAGGGGCTCGACATCAGCGAGGTCGAGGCGGTCGAGCAGATCGATGAGCCCACGCTAAACCACGGCGAAGAAGTGGATGCGCTGGCGACTGAGGTGTCGCAATGACCAACCACTGCGGCTCCTGCACGGCGTGCTGCCGGGTGTTTTCGATCCCGGAGATCGAGAAGCCCGCTGGCAAATGGTGCGACCACTGCGCCATCGGCAAGGGCTGCAAGGTTTACGACACGCGGCCGAAGACGTGCGTCGATTACGAATGCCTCTGGCTGATGAGCCAGAGCCGCGACGATCCGCGCCAGCGCCTTGCGCCAGAGCTTCGCCCGGACCGCAGCAAGGTGGTAATCGCACCATCGACCAATCCGAACGTGATGGGCGCAACCACCCTGCCCGGCTCGCCCGATGCCTGGAAGCGCCCAGCGATGCACGCGCTGCTCAAGACATTCGTGGACGCCGGGCTGGCCGTGTCCATCGGACCGCCCGCCGCGCGCTATCAGACGGTGTGGAAAAGCAGCGGCATCCGCCAAGTCGAGATGTCGCCGCCGGATGAAAATGGAATTCAATGGAGCGTGGAGTCAGCATGACCGACAACGTGCGCCAACTGATTGTCGAGCGGCTGGCTAAGATGCGGCTCAGTATGTCCAATGCGTCGGTTAGAATTGGACGCAATACATCCTACCTCCAGCAATTTCTGCGACGTGGTGTGCCAGAGGAATTGGGCGAACGCGACCGCATCAAGCTCGCCGAAGTGCTTGGCGTCAACGAGGGCGAATTGCGCGGCAATGCTGCACCGCTGGAGTCGCGGCCTTATGCAAAATCAGAAAGAATCACCATGAGCAGCGCCGGTACCAAGATCGATGCAATCACCCGCACCTTCCAGGCGCTGGCCCGCGAGCTTCGTCTCACCGGCCAACTGAAAATGGCCGATCTTGCGAAGGATGTCGCCGAGAACTTGCCCGAGTCCTCAAAGCTCAGGCTGCACGAAATTCTGAACGAGAAACCAGCCAAAAAGGAACGCAAATGAGATTCATCACCCTGCTGCTGATCGCGCTCGCGCCGACCACGGCGCTGGCCGAGCAGCGCAGCTACTACGACGCCAGCGGTCGCAGCGTCGGCAAGTCGAGCACCGACAGCCAGGGCACCACCACGTTCTACGACAGCCGTGGCAACGTCACCGGCCGCGCCTCGACCGACACGCAAGGCACCACCACGATCTACGATCCGACCGGCCGCGATGTCGGCCGCACCACCAGCCCAGCCACGAGGACAAAATGACCAAAAAAACGAATGCGGCAACGCTCAAGCGGATCACCACCAAGAAATATCTGGCGAAGCTGGAGCAGTTGGGCCTGACACCATCCGGGCAAGCAACTGTTGCGGCGCTGGGGCTCAAGCTGCGGCAATGCCAGCGCATCTCTGCCGGTGATCGCGAGGTGCCGGAAACGGTCGCGCTGCTGCTGGATATGTACCTCAAGCACGGGGTGCCCGCGTGGGTGCGCGAGATCGCCGACAATGCCAAGGCGGCGATGCTGAAAACATGACGACGCCAGAGAACGCCAAGCTCCACGCGCTGATCGAGTTTGCCTCCGAGCAGATTTCGAAGCTGTTCAAAAACACCGGCAAGGTGCTGCCGATGTATCACGCGGTCACCGCTGACGGTCAGACTTTGATCCTCAACGCGCCGCACAAGGACAAGGACATCTCAGTCGGGATGATCAAGATCGCGTTCGCCAAGCTGAACGTCGAACGCTACGTCTTCATGGACGAAGCCTGGATACTGGACACCCAGAACCGCGTTCCAGGCCCAGATGAATGGAAGCGGATCGAGCGCGACGGATTGAGCGAGCACCCGGACCGCCGCGAGATTTTGATGCTGACCGCCGAAGACCGGCACGGCAACATCATCACGGCGCACCGCTACATCCTGCGACCGGAGCACGGCAAGGCCAAGCTGTCGCCGCTGGAGATACGCGACATGACCGAAGGTCACTCGGTCGGCCGCATGGTCGGATTGCTGCGGCCACACTTCTGAACATGGAGAACCGGAAATGAGTCTGTACGGCATCGCGCTGCACCTGAACGGCTACCAACTGTCGGACCTGTTCTTCAACTACGAGCACCCGGAGCGCGACAAGCTCTACGCGCAGACCGACCCGAAGTCGTCCATCGATCCGGTCGAATATCAAAAGGCGATCCTGACCGACGCGACGGAATTCGCCCTGGTGATCGGCATCCCGGAAGATGAGCGCGTCGAGTTCTGCAAGGCGCTGGCCGAAGACTTCGACCGGCGCGTGTGATGATCGGCATCCCCGACCGTATGAAGCATCTGAAGGTCGACAAGCGCGGCTTCCCGGTGCCGTGGATCGTGCAGTACGACCGCGACGGTCAGCCGCACTTTGCCGTCAACCAAGAGCATCTGCGGGTGCGCTGCCTCACCCATGATCTTTGCTCAGTCTGCGGCGGCAAGCTGCTGCGCGGGCGCTGGTTCGTCGGCGGCGCGCTTTCGGCGTTTCACGCCAATGGCGCATTCATCGATCCACCGATGCACTATGAGTGCAGCCATTTTGCGCTCCAGGTTTGCCCGTACATCGCACTGCCGCGCTACACCAAAGAGATCGGGCTGAAGAAGGCGCAGGCCAAGATCACGACCCAGCTATTGATCGAGCACACCATGATGCCGGGCCGACCGCACGGCGATCTGTTCGTCGCGGTGATGGCGCGTAACACCCTGGTGTCGGGCAACGACAACTGCAAACCGGCCGAGCCGTTCATCCGGGTCGAATACTGGGTTCACGGCAAGCAGCTACCCGATGCGCTGGGTCGGGTCATCGTCGCCGAGGCGCTGGCCAACGGGCCGCCCGCGCAAGACGATGGGCTGAAGCATTGGGAACCGCGACGGCGGCGCTCGACGCGACAACGATGAAGCCGAACTGGATGGGCAAGCCGATGTCGACGTGGCCGCTGGGCAAGCTCACCCGCGACTATCGATTTGCCAAAACCGATCTCGGTGTTCGTCATCCTTGGACGCGGCTGCTGCGGCTCGAATTGATCAGACGCCGAGATTCCCGAAAAAAATAAATATCGACTTCGCCGACCCGCGATCCATCGGCTTCATCGCAATCCAAAGTTATCAATTCGATTGCGGCGAGGCCCGTGGAGCCTCAAGTCAATAGCGCGAAGTTTTTTCGCCAAGCCAATGTTCATGCGGCTTGCCGACATCGCGATTCAGCAAAACCGAAAAAAGCGCGGACCCCATTTGCTACACTCTCCTGGTCAGCCTGGAATTCACCCGGCCGACAAAAAAGAAAAACCCGCCAGCCGGTAAGGGCTGACGGGCTCCACTCGAAAGGAGACAACACGATGACGATGACGACCCTTCAAGAAAAGCGCCACCGCGAGACAACGGATACCATGTACCGCACGTTGGCGCAACGAGATGCCTTGCTGGCCAAGCTGGTGAAGTGCGAGGTCAAGCTCGACCGGCTGCGCAAGCTCCTGGCCCGGCAGACCAAGGCACTGGCCAAGGCGCGGTCTGTGCCACAGCGTGGGCCGCAGCCAATGGCACCGCCAGCGGCAGCAGCAGCAGCAGCACCGACACCGGAGGAGGACATCCCCACGTTCCTCGACCGGCGCAACCTGATGGCTGATCCTAAAACGAAGGACAGGAACGCCGAGCGTCGCGTCATCGAGAAAGAGAAGCGCGACGCCAAGCTGACCGGCAAGCTCAAGCAAATGCCGTTGACCGGCAAAGCTGCGCTGGAGCACATCCGGCAAGGCTGACGCGACAAACGAAAAAGCCGCCCCGGTTCACGCCGGGGCGGCTTCTTATTTCAGGTCACAGCAATCGCCGACGCCGCTGACCGTCACGCCGAGCGCGATCAGAATCAGAACGAGCCCCACGATTGCGACGATCATCAGGTTGCGGTTCATGCTCCCCTGCGCAGCGGCGGGCCGAACGTCTGCCAGCCGAGCAGCAGGAACAACACGAACAGCAGCAGCGTGCTGGTGCCAAAAGCATAAGGCCCGCCGACATAACCGAAATGGGTCAGCAGACCGAACACCAACCAGATCAGCATCAAAATCCAGTAAGCCAAACCGAGTCCCATGGTCATTCTCCCTTGGTTGTGAGCTTCTTCCAGGCGTCGGCGATCCTGCGGCGGCGCTCCTCGCACTTGGCGCAGAGTCGCGTTGGGATAAAGACGCGGCGCGGTCGAGGCCGGTCAGATGTTGCGGGTGTACGGGAAGATAACTTCGACTTCATCGTCGGTCTGAATTCCGAGAGCTTCCATCAGGCCGGGGCTGATGTCGGCGACCCGGCCGGTGTCGACATGCGGTCCCCAATCTGACGGATGGGCGGTGAGCGCCCGGCCGGTCTTTGGCACCATCACCAGCGCAACTTGATCCAGCAGCATGTCGTGCGGCGTGGTGTCGTAGTTCCATCGGCAGGCAATATAGTGCGCGTGCGGATCGAGCCGCCGTGCCAGCCCGCTGGTGTTGGGTGGCTGCTGCGGCAGGAACAGATGCGGGGCCTGCTCGACCTTTTGGATGAAGGCGAGTCCTTCGTCCGGCGCAACGCCCTTGTCGTTCGGGCCACCAAACCAACTCACCGTGCCGCGCAGGCAGACTTCAATCCCCGGACGTTCGGCGTCATCCTCATCGCCGCCGAGCACACCGGCAATGGCGCAGCAAATCTTGTCGAAGTGTTTGTGATAGACGCCGACATCGGTCACGCTGTCGACGAAGCACGTCTCGATCAGGATCGCTGGCTCGTCGGTGTTGTTCAAAAAGAACAGGTCGCTGCGCTTCTTCGCCCCGCGATTGGTGAAGCCGCACGATGCGATGGCGGCCGACACTTCGGCGGCTAGACCGGATTGCGTGACGTAGAGGCATTCGACGCCCATCGGCTTTTCGGTTTCGACGTAGGCATTGAAGTGAACGCTAACATCCAGGTCGCGCTCCTGGCTGTTGTGGAAGTTGACGATGGTGTTGAGGTTTTCGTTCTGGCTATGGCTGGTGTCGTCGTGAAACACCACGACCTCGACATTCATGCCGCTGAGTTCGTCGGCCAGATGCTCGACCACGCGGCGAGCCTCGTCGACCTCGTCGATCAGCCCGGATGCGCCGCGCACGAACTTGCCGTGCCCGGACGATATGACGATGCGGTTGTATGTCATTTGACCTTGTCCTTGCTCACACGTTGAATGTGAAAGGCGTAACCGAATGTGGTGAGGTACCAGCCGCCAGACTCAGCCTTGCGGATTCTAATTACCTTCAGGCGTTGCCACAGAGCCCACAGAATTGCTTTCATCGATCCCTCGACGGCGAGACGTGAAGCTCCTTGGTCATCACGTCGACAATCCGGTCAATGCTGCGCTTGTTGTCCTTCGTCGTGCTCTCCAGCACCGTCAGTCGGTTGTCGATCACGTTGAGATGCGGCGAGCCTCGCGTCTCCAGCGTGCTGACCCGAGTCTCCAGCCGCACCATGTAGCCGTAACCGCTGAATGCCAGACCGCCGATAAAGATGGCCTGCGCGATCAAGAAGTAGACCAGCGTCGCGTTGGACCTCACCCATGACTTGAGTTCGGTCATGTCTGTGGTGTCGCAACAGGCTCTTCTGGCGGCGGCGGTGGTTCGATGCCACGCGGCTTGCCGAACTCGTAGTATTCGCCCTCTTGCACCTCTTCGAGCGTCCAGCCGGACGGCGGCGCGTAGGGCGTCACGCCATCCCACACGCAAGCATTTTGCACGATGCCGTTCTCATCGATCATCAGATAGATTTTTTCTGCCATGCCATGCCTCTCTCAAGAGCCGAACACGAACGTGCCGCTGCTGGTGAAGGTGTGGATCGTGTAGCCGCCAACCGATGTCACCGTGCCGCCGGTGGCGCGCGGCGAGCCAGGATACCGGACGATCACGACACCCGAGCCGCCCCATCCGCCGTAGTAGCCATAGCCGCCATAGCCGCCGTCGCCGCTGTTAGCGGCCCTGGACGATGGTTGAGTGTTAAATCCATACGCACCGTTGCCGAGACCTCCTGTTGCGTAGGTGACTGACGCGCCGCTGATCGAACTCGCGAGTCCAGGTCCGCTCACTGAGCCAGCACCACCAGCACCGCCGCCGTTGCCGCCGGTGCCGCCGCCTGATCCGGCTGACCCAGCATTGCCCTGTCCCGCTGTGCCAGCGCCGCCGGTGCCAATCGATGATCCCGCACCACCACCGCCGCCGCCCGAGCCGCCAGTGCCGCCCGCTGCCGCTGCGCCGCCATACCCATAGCCGCCCGAGCCGCCGCCGGTCGCGATGATGGTATCGAACTGGCTATTGCCGCCTTGAACCCCACTCGACGGCGCGGTGGTGCCAGCGTCACCGGCAGCACCAATCGTGACAGTGTATGACTTGTTGGCGACCGCCGACGCCAGCGTGCCCTGCAACAATCCGCCAGCACCACCACCGCCGCCGATGATGAAATCAGAGTCTTGCGTTCCGCCACCACCGCCGCCACCGGCAACAACGAGATAGTCCAAGGGCGGCAGCGCCAGCGGCGTCAGATAAAGCATCGTGAACGTGCCGCTGGCCGTGAATGTGTGGATGGTGTAGCCGCCGCTTTGCGTGACGGTGCCGCCGGTGGCTTGCACCGCGCCGCGATAGCGCAGAACAACAACACCCGAGCCGCCAGCACCACCGGGCGCGCTATAGCCGCCAGTGCCGCCGTTGCCGGTGTTGGCCGCCTGTGGTCCCGGCAGCGTGCCGTTGCCAGCCACGCCGTCGCCGCGACCGCCGACCGCATAGGTGACCGACGCGCCACTGATGGAGCTTGCGAGGCCCGCACCGCTGGCAGTGCCGGATGCGTTCGCACCAGCGCCGCCACCGCCACCGCCAAAGCCGCCAACACCGTTCGCGCCGTTGTTGCCTTGTCCAGCGGTGCCGGGCCCACCGTTGCCGGGGCTTGCTGTGCCGGAACCGCCGCCGCCGCCGCCCGAGCCGCCGCTGCCAGCAGAGTTTGCAGGGCCGCCGGTGCTGCCAGCACCGCCGATGCCGCCAGCCAACGCCGTTAGCGAATTAAAAGTTGTGTTGCCGCCGCTGGTGCCGTTGGCCCATCCGGTGCCCGCCGGGCCGCCCGCGCCAACCGTGACCGCATAAGCACCGGGCGACAATGAAAGGAACGTGCCCTGCAACAATCCGCCAGCACCACCACCGCCGCCGACAGTGCCCCCGGCATTGCTGCCAGCGCCGCCAGCGCCGCCGCCGACCAAAAGATATTCGACGTTGGGCGGGCCGAACGTCAGCGCGCCACTCGATGTGAACGTGTGGATGGTGTAGCCGCCCGCGCTCGTGACGGTGCCGCCGGTCGCCTGTTGCGGTCCGAGATAACGCGCGATGACGATGCCAGAGCCGCCCGCGCCGCCCGCTGCGGCAAAACCGCCACCGCCGCCGTTGCCGGTGTTTGCTGCGGCTGGCGAGGCGTTAACGCCGCTGCCATCGCCGCGATAAGAGCCGCCCGCTGCATAGGTGACCGACGCGCCACTGATGGAGCTTGCGAGGCCCGCACCGCCGCTGCCGCCCGAGCCAGCCGCGCCCTTGCCGCCACCACCGCCGCCGTTGCCGCCGACGCCAGTGCCCGCCAGATTGCCTTGACCGGCGACGTTGCTGCCGCCAGGGCCGCCGGTGCCGCTGCCGCCACCACCGCCGCCGCCCGCCGACCCGCCGTTGCCGCCCTGATAGCCAAGGCCGCCGCCAGCGTTATAACCAGCGCCGCCAAAGCCGCCGCCGGTCGTGGTGATGCCCGCAAAGGAGCTATCGCCGCCAGGACTGCCGTTTGCCCATCCGGCGCTCGCTGGTCCGCCAGCGCCGACTGTAACGGGGTAGCCGGTGCCCGACACAAAGGTGGTGCCGAGCAACGTGCCGACCAGCATACCGCCAGCGCCGCCGTGGCCGCCGATACAGCCTGGGTCAGAGCCGCCACCACCACCGCCGCCCGCGACGACGATATATTCGACGCTGGGAATCCCTGCCGTCACCATGATCGGCGCAAGAATTGGCATTTGCTTTTTAAGCGTATCCCTTGACGATCCCGGTGAAGCGCATTTTCAGCACGCCCGCGATGGTCAGAGCTTCGAACGTCAGCAGATCGGCGCGGCTTGGCGTTGTCGTCAGAACCGGCGCACCCGCCGTGCCGAAATCAAAGCAGCCGTTGGTGCCGCCGCTCGTGAAGCTCAGCGTGCGCGAGCCGGTCGCGTCTTGGATCACCCACAGGAAATAAGTTGTGCCTTCAACGAGGCCGGTCGCTGCGTTGACGACGCGGTTGCCTGCGAGCGTCACCTTGGCCTTCTGCTTGGTGGCTACGGCCCAATCGATGTTGGCCGCGTCTGTCAGCGTCGCAATGGCAAACGACTGCTGTGCGGTGAACAGGCTTGGCGTATTGAGCGCGACCACTGCCGACCATGCGCCAGCACTGTTCTTTGCTTCAACAACGCCGGAATTGTCGCGAAGGCCGTAGCCGGTCGGCCCCTTGGTCACGTTGAAATTGTAGTAGCCAGCGCCAGCACCAATACCCAGCGCCTTCAGAGTGTCATCCCAAGTGAACCCAGCGGAGCCGGTGAATGCGCCAGCGTTGTTGAATTGCACCTGTCCCGGCGATCCGCCTGCAGGGCCTGCGTTCGCAAGAACGAACGCGGTGGTGGCAAGTTGCGAGGTGTTGGTGCCATTGGCTGCAGTCGGCGCGGTCGGCACGCCAGTGAACGCTGGCGAGTCGAGCGGTGCGCCAGTCGGAATGAACGCCGCCCATCCCAAATTGTGCCTGGAATAAAACGCGCCATCGTTTGGCGCTTCTGGAACGCCACCAGCCGGGCCTGTCGGGCCTGCAGGGCCAGCGGCACCTGTCGGGCCGGGTGGCCCCTGCGCACCGACTGCACCATTGGTGCCAGCCGGTCCCTGCGCACCGACTTGGCCGGTGAGGCTGATGTTCCAATCGGCGTGGGTGCCAGCGGTGCCGATCAGGTCAACGGTGACGATCAGGCTGGTGCCGGTGTAGCTGGCGACAGCGCCTTCCATCCAACTCGCGGGTGTGCCTGCCGATGTCGCTCGCGCCCGCGATCCTGCGGTGTAGGCAAGACCGGCCTGCGTCGTGAAATTCTTCGAGCCAATCGCGACTGCCAGCGATGAGCTTGACGTTGCCTTATAGCCCGCACCCGGCGCACCAACAGGAACGCCAAGAGTCAAACCCCAATCGAGATGGTCGCCAGCGTTGACGGCCGGGCCATACCAGTTGAACGTGGTGGTGTCGACGTAGGTGTCGCCCGGCAGCGCATCCGGTGCCGTAGCGCCCGGTGTCGCGGGTGCACCCGCGTGCGCCCACAGCGAGCGCCCCGGTGGGCCGGACGTGCCGAAACCTGTCGCGCCTTGCGGCCCCGGTTGTCCTGCCAAGCCGATGTTCCAATCGGCGCGCGTGCCAGAGCCGCTGGTCAGGTCGACGTAGATCGTCAGTGTAGTGTCGCTGTAAGCGGTGACGATGCCTTCCATCCAACTTGTGGGGGCGGCAGCAGACGTTGCACGCAGTCGTGTTCCAGCCTGATAGGCCAAATCTGCCTGCGTCTCGAATGCCTTCGACAGCGTGCTGATGTTTAATGACGTGGTGCTGGTCGCGGCATAGCCGGGACCGGGTGGACCACGAACGCCAGCGACCGATGCTGAGCCGGTGACAACGGCAATTGATGTGATCATCGCGTGACCCCCAGCGTTACGGTCACCAATCCGCTGGCCAGCACGCGCTGGTGCCAGTCGGCCACCATCACGATGTCGAACACGTAGTCGAGCGGCTGCAGGAAACTCATGCTGATCATCGGATAATTCATCATCAGGGTGTTCTCGACGGCGAGCAGCGTGCCGTCAGCAAGTTTGCCTTGCAGCACCACAGTGTGGTCAGGCGGCAGATGACGCACCTCCATCTGGAAGTCGATGCCGCCGAGATCGATTGGCAAGGTGGCGGCCTCGTCTTCGAAAAATGCGAAGCCGTCGAGCCAATCCTCGTTGGTGCCGGTGATTGCGGCCAACTCGACGCGCGGCAGCAACAGAATGTTCGTCGTCATCCGATACCACCCGGCAGCGGCACCTTGCCAATCCGCAACGGGAATGCTGCCTCGATCTGCTCTTCGGTGCTGATCTGGCCTTTGTCGATAGCCTCTATGACGGCGGCTTCGGTGGAAAACAATTCTTCGACTTGCACGGCGATGGCGCGCTCCAGGTCGGCAAGATCGCCACGGTTCAGCGTGGCGTAACCGCCAGACAACCTGAACTTAACCGGCTGCTTGATGACACCACGGTCGATCAGCAAAATCTTGATCGTGATGGTGGCAAGGATGCCGAGATCGATGCCGATTTGCCACTCGCCGACCTTGATCCTTGCTGTCTCGATCAAGAACCGACGATGCCCAAGCGCCCGATCTTTCAAAACCTCTTTCGGCAAGTGGTCTTCGCTGACCTCGACCGGATTAACAAATTCCTTGCCGTCCCATTTTGCGCCGGGCTTGACGCCAGCGGCTGCTTTCACAAACCTCAAGCTGGGATGAAACGCAGACGCCGGATCGATGTCGTCTGGCAAATCCACGATCTCGACAACCGTGTCGCGTTCGATGCGAGCCAACTTCATCACAACCTCCAATCGATTTCGCAGCGACCATCGCCACCATCGGCCCCTCGGGTGCTTGAGTAATAGCCACTGACAAACGCCTCGCCGCCCGCGCCGCCAGCGCCGTTGCCACCCGTGTCGTAAAGGGAATAGCCACCCACCGATTCGACGCCGATCATCGGCGCAGAGCCGCCGCTGCCACCGCCGGAATAAACAATCATCGGCGTACACGGCAAACCGGGTGAACCAAATGCGCCTTGATAGTTGATATTCCCGCCACTGCCGACGCCGGGGCTGCCGCCGTTGCCAAGCGTGCTTGGGTATCCATTCGTGCCGCCGGTGCCGCCGGTCGCAGAACAGAAAGAGCCAAAGCTACTCGCCCCGCCCGAACCGCCGGTCGACCAATTGTAGGCGGGAGTGCCAGCACCACCCGCGCCGATGATGATGGGGATCGTCTGTCCCGGCACAACGTCAAGCCCCTTTATTTCCGAATAGCCGCCAGCGCCGCCACCACCGCCGCCGGTTGGCCCGGTCGTGCCGTAAGGATAACCGGAGCCACCACCACCGCCGCTGCCCCATATCCGCACGCTGGTCAGGCGAAAGACGTTTGGCGGGACGACGAATGAATAGGTGCCGCGCGCGGCATAGAGTTGGAAGCCGGTCTTCAGCGTTGCATATTTCAAATTGCTGAACTGCCAGCGCAGGCCGTCCCAGATCAGCAACATGATCTGACCGACTGCACCATCACCGGACGTTAGCGGGCTTTGGTCGGGCTTGGTGACTGGGGCCGCAGCCAGCCCGTTGACCTTGATCGTCGTCGCGCCGGTTATTGGGTTGGCGAGCTTCACCAGAACGGCATCGCCGGGCGCTACGGTTGTGATCGCTGGGGTGAAGACTGCAGTGATGGCGTTGCTGACCGAACTGGTGTCGGCGACATATGGGATTTTGACGAAATAGGTGTTGCTGCCGCCTGATGTTGCGCCGAGAAAGTTGAGCATCTGGAAGCGTGTGCCGTCGAACACCAGCGTGGCAATGCCGCCAGCCGACAAGTCACCAGCCTGCAGGACCGAACCATCCGGCCGCACGATCTGCGCAATGCCTGGACCGGCATCGATTGTGGCGTTGCCGGTGTTGGTACGCGCGACGATGACCTGAAGCGGCAATCCGAGCGTGTACGATTGCAACGGCGGCGACAGCATACAAACAATCGCGTTGGCCACCGTGCCGATGTCGCGCGTCACGTTGACGTATTGCGAACGGATTGCCTTCGTCAGTTGATAGAGGTCGCCATCGTCCGGGTTGAGGTTGGATTGAACGATGAAGTTGACCAACTCTCGCTGCGGCTCTTCGAACGCCGACGCAGGCGGAATCGATCCCTGCACTCCGGTTTGCGGATTGCCGTTGATGTAGTGGGCATCTGGATCGCTGACGCCGTATGGCGCTGAGTATTTCATGGCGTTCCTTCCATCGGGCCGAGATCGCTCATGTTTGAGAAATCAAAGACGATCTGCGTGTGAGCCGGTTTCCACTTGTTGAACAAACATTCGAGGTCTTCGGGGATGCCGATGCGCAGATGCGGGTCGACGCCAGCTTGACCAGCAGTTGCGCGAAACCAGATCAGCGACACACCAGACACCGACACGGTCCAGTAGAAGCGCATCTCTGGCGGGCCGATGTACCAGCGGAATTCGCCGACCAGCGGACTGGGATCGAGCGGTGGTGTGCGGGTGTCTCCGACCTGGGAGATGCCCGCCATGAACGGCGCGTACTCGGTGATGTGGATGGTGTAACCAAGTCGCTCCGCGACCCACATGAAGAATTCGCGCGACTGGCCGCCGATCAGCGTCATCTTCAACATCAAGATGGCGCGTCGGCTTTCGAGGTCGCCATTGTCGTGGAAGAAGCACGGGTCAGGCAGACCCCAGTTGCGCTCCCAGTCAGGAAACAGTTCAACCGCGAGGCGCGGATCGCTTTCAGTTTCCAGCAGATCGGCGGCGCGGGCGTCGACGAAGCCCCAGTACAGCGCGAGCCCGGTGATCGCACGCTGCAGTGTGGTGCCAGGGTTTTTGGGCCACGCCTGACCTTGCGGCAGCAGCGATAGCATCGCTTGCGCGTAGTCGTCGCCGCTGCGACGAACGTGCTTGTCGCTCATGGGGCCGCAAGCGCCTTCGGCGGGGCGTACACGATGTCGCCCAGCACAGCCATGTGCCCGGTCGACGGCATGATGTCGTCTTCGGTGTTGATCAGATGAAACGACTCAACACCGGGGCTTTCCATGATGGCGGCCGATTTCCATGCCGCATAAATCGGCTGGCCGGGTACAGCCAACGCCATCAGCATGGCTTCGACGGACTGCTCGATGCCAGCGCGGACCGACTCGGTGTCAGGCACCAGCCGCTCCAGCACCACGTCGACCGGATACGGAATCGGAGCGACGACAAAGATGTCCTTCACGGCAACCGGACGGACGAGGTTCATGTAGGCGCTGACCACCTCGATGTCTTCCTGCAGCGGGAAGCCGCCGTTGTCGGCGCGCAGATCGTCCATCATGAAGCGCACGGTGACGGTGCCGATTCCCATCTCCAGCGGCGAGCACCACGCGCGGGTGACGCCTGGACAGGCCAGCGCCCAGGCCTCGTAATCGTGTGCAGCGCCGCCCATCGGCGGCATTCGGATGCGGCGCAACACGCGGGCGCGCAGATCGTCGTCGTTCTCGGTGTCGGTGCCGCCGGTCAGGCTGACCACAGTCACCAGACTGACGGTGGCAAGACCACTGAGCACCGACAGCGTCGCACCGGCTTCCAGATTGCCGATGATCCCAGGATCAAGCGCAATCACCGGCCCTGACGTGGGGTCGACATTAAGGATGACATCTGCGGTGGTCTGATACTGGATCGCGCTTGGCGCGATGGTCGATGTGCCTTCAAGTATGGTGCCCTGCGGAACGATAGAGCCAACCGTGCCGATGAACTCGACGGTGCCGTGCGCAAACGTCGCCTGCTTACGACCGTGCGTGCCATCAGCGTTGACCAGCCAGATGTCGGCGTGCCGGTCGAGCCATTCATGTTCTGCTGTATCCGGGAGAAGCTGCAGCGACAGCCAATCGATGTACTGCAGCGTCAGATGACAAAGACCGCCCTGCGCATCCGACAGCACACGCAAAACCGAATTCGGCACGCTGGCGTCAGCGCCCGGCAACGAGCCGCGTATATTATCGCGGACGAGGCTGCGCACTTCTTTGAGGGTCGGGGTTGACCAGGGCATTTATGCTCTCTCGATGTCGTCCCAGAGGATTTGGAAACTCAATTCGATAGGGCGACTTGGCCCGCGATAGATCGTGACGTGGGCGTCGATGCGCTCGACGCCGACGCGCGCCACTTGCACGTTGAAGCTCGTCGCGATTCTGAGATCGATGAACGGCTGGATCGCTTCGCGGATGTACTGCTCAACACGACTGACGGTCGCGCCTTCCGGGTCTTCCGCCCCGACGATCTTGGCGCGGCGAAGCAGCCAGAGCCGCGAACCTATTGGCCAGCCGTCGAATAATTCCTGGGCGTCGAGATCACCCCACCAGCCGCAGCGATCCGTGCTGTCAGGGTCCGGCAGAATGTCGCCTGGACTGGCCAACCGATTGGTGCCGAGTGCGACAACCACCGCTGTCGCCAGTGCCTGATCGTCGTCGAGCGTGCCATCGCCGAGCAACGACCAGTCGACGCTGATCGAGTAGCGCGGCCATGTGGTGTCCTGGACGAGCCGGATGTCAGGCATCGATCAGCCCGGTACCTGGAACGGCGGACTTTCAGGCCCGCCACCATTGAACTTGATCGGCTTGCCCTTGAGATCGAGCACGTCGCCGGTAGCCTCTATCGTGACCTTCTTGGAGGTGAAATTCATTTCGTCGTCGGCCTTCAGGGTGAGCTTCTTGAAATTCGAAAACGTCCACGACTTGGCCTGCTTGTCGTAGGTCGCCACCACGGTTGTGCCGTCGAGGATTTCGATCTTGTTCTTCTTGCATCGAACCTCGGTGTTGACCGTCTCGCCCTCGTGCTTGAAGTCCTTGCCGCTCTGCTGGCCACTGCTGCTTGGGCTTCCGCTGCCGGTGTCGGCCTGCGCGGTCGGTGTAGCGCCGCCAGTGCCGGTGCTGCCGCCAGTGCTGCCGCTGGCGGGGCTGCTCTGCTGGCCCTTCGGACGCGGCTGCTTCTGCTTCTCGACGTGGCGCAGCGACACCATGCGCTCGACGACCTTGCTCTGACTGCCGCTGCCGCTGCTGCCGGTGTCGGCCAACGCTGCAGGCGTCGCGCCACCGCTACCGCCGCTCTGGCCCTGCTGTTGCTGGCTGTCGTCCTCGCTGTCGAGCGACAGCAGAAACAAGCCGTTGCGCCGCATCAGCGTCATCTGGCCGATGTCGTCGTACTGTGAATTCTCGCCGGGCTTCAGTCCCCACGGCCGGTAGCGCCGGTCATCCATCACCCCGGCGACCGGGAAGCTGCGGTTGCCGCCCATGAAATTGATGTAGGCCTCGGCACATTGCTCGATTTTGCCGTCCTTGCCCTTCGTCGCCGGTCGCACCACGCTGGTGAAGCCATAGTTTTGCGGCGACTCGATCTTGTCGCGAGCCTCGCTCTTCATGAACGAGCCCTTCATCTCCTGCATTCCGGTTTCGTCGTTGATGGTGTCGACCAACGCGCGAGCGCCGCCGCCTGAATAGGCGACGAACGCGCTGGCCAGCGGTGTGGTGCGGTGCATGGATTGCTCCAGAGCGTTAGGTGTCTGCGGTATCGCTGGGAGAGAATTGCGGTTCGGCAGGAAGCGGCGGCGGCACTTGCCCCTTCGCTGCGTATGTATCGCCGAGCATCCACGGCAGCACGCATTCAAGCGTCGTCGTAGTGCCTGTCGAGTCGTCCTGCGTGAACGTCGCCGTTCGAATCTTCATCGCCATGGCGAGCATCGCCATCGGCGAGTAGATCAGGACATTTTCGCCGGGCGTCCAGAGATGCCCTGGAGCGCGCAGCCAGCCCTGCACGGTGACCACGGCGGTGATCTTGGTGGCCTCGCGCTGGATCGCCTCGTAGTTGACCCGCTTGATGACCTCAATCGCTTCCTTGACCGGAGTTTCGAGAACCGTGTCCAGCCACTTGAAGACGCCGGGCCTCGTGCCACCGGCCCTGGCAACCATCTCGGCTGCTTCGCGCATCCCCGTGCCGTCTTCAACGGCCTTCTGTCCGCGCGCCGCGTAAAAGTCGGCCACAAGCTCGTTGCTGAAGGTGCATTGCATCTTCAGGATGTTGACGCCCTCGATCAGTTGCTGCTCGACCGGCGGATAGCTGTGCTGTCCGATCAGTAGAAAATTGCCGAACGTGTCGGTGCCGAGCGTGACGCCGCGCATCCGCGCGATCCGGTCCAGAAAATCGAAGTTCAGTTCGCCGGGTTGGCACTGCAGGCGGTCGAACGGCGTGTTATCGACCGCGCCGATAACCTTCACCGGACAAAACGGCTGCATCACCTTCATGGCGATCTGGGTGAATCCCATCTTGTCGAAACTGCCGTTCGTGCTGTCGACGCTCGACGTTGCGCCACCCCAGGTCAGACTGACACCCGACAGCATCACGGTGTGGGTGGTGGCGTCATAGCCTGTGACGCGCTTCGTGATGACCCCGGTGATTGCCAGTTGCCCACCCAGGATGATGGTGCACTGCAGGCCGGGCCTGAACTTCAAGAGCGTCCAATCCAGCGACAGTGGTGCGCGTTCGGCGCAAGTGAAGTGGAACAGATGCCAGCCATCCTGCCATCGGTTCTGGACCCAGACGGTGTCCCAGTCCTCAAAGACCATGCCAGTGACGGCAAGTTGCGCGACTTCTGCCGGATTCGGCATAACTTTAAGTCAGCAGCGGTGCCAGCGCACGGCCGGATCGCGGCGCAAATGCAGGGTGGATGATCTTGTTTTCCGCGCGAAGCTCATCGGCGCGTGACGCCGTGTCGTACAGCCGGTAGGACTGCACTAGCGTCGGACGAATAGCAGCAAATTCAAATCCGAGCATTCGCGGCAACGGCCGGGCGGTCTGGTAGAGATAGAACACCAAGGCAGCGTGCAGCGTGATCAGCGCGCGATAGACCGTCAACGCCATGCCGTCAGCGGCATATTCCTCGGCTTCGTTGAAGGCCACATTGACCAAGTCCCGCATCGCATCGACATCGTCGCGACTGGTGAATGTCATGGCCTCGATGACCAGCGCCATTTGCTGCAGGCTGTAGCAAATGCACGCCTGCTGCAGCAACACTGCGATCAACGAAATGGCGGCCCCGTCATCGACGGCGATGCGTATCCGGTTAAAGTCATCGACTGTCGCGCCAGTGAGGCGTGCCTGCTCAAAGCAGTTGGCTACCTTGGCGGCGATCTCGTTTTCGGCGATGTAGGTTTTGACATTGGCCTTCATGTCACCGCACGCCCGCCGAAGGTCAGAGCCAGCGCGCCCCTGCTGATCGTTCGATGTCGCGAGCAGCATGTCGATTGCGACCACAATGATTGCAGCGGCCTCGTCAATTTCCCACTTCTTCATGATGTCAGTGCATCTGTTGGTACTGGTGGTACCGGCGATGGCGTCTTGATTTTATTTTCGACGCCGGTCGTGGTTGCGGCCTCTAGCTGAGCCGCGCTGCTTGTTACCGCTGCGCTGCCGTCCCGCGTGCCTTCGGCCGGTGCCTGACCGTATTCGACGAACGTCATGTCGAACGTGCAGTAGCCGCCGAGTTTATCCTCTTCGGTGACGCGATAACGGACCACTGCAACATTCATCGCGCCGAGCAGCGGCAGTTGCAGGATTGCTGGCCCCTCCATCTCCAGCATGTCGATCAGAAAATCGCGCTGTGGCAAATAATTGCGCTTCTTCCGATCATCCTGCGCGATGTTGCGCGGATAAACGATCAGATAGCCGCGCACAGTGAATTCACGGGCGCGGCGGCCAAGGTCTTCAGCATAGGGGATGTTCCGCTTTGGAAACTGATGGGTGACGATGCGACGACCGGACTCTCGAACGGCGGTGTCGACATAGAATGTCGCACCGCGAAAGCTAGCGGCCCGCCAGCTTTCGCACCATGTGCCTGCCATGTTGTCGCGAAGTGTGATGATCGATGTCGCCAAAGCGATCTCCTGCTATTCCCACAAATTCGGGCTGTCGACCGGCGTGCCGTAACTGGTCGGCAGCATCTGGGTCTGCCGCTGCATTCCGTAGTTCTTCAGCAGATTGGTACCCTCGTATTGGGTCTTAGTACCCGGCGGCGCATTGATGTCGATGTTCAGCTTGCCGGTCGAGTTGATATTGCCGCCACCATTCGAACGGTCGACGGCGCTGCGGTCGAGCACGTCGCGGTCTGGTATCTGATGCCGGATTTGAAACTGACCTCGTCCGGTACCGATGCTTAGAGGTTTGCTGGAAATAACGTCGCGGCCATATTGGCCAACGCCACGCTCCGCACCCTGGCCCTGGCCTTGATTGACTCCGACGCCACGGAAGCCAACGACCTTGCCGGACTCATCCATGATAGGAACGGCCCCGGTGACATGCGACCCAGTGCTGCCGGTGCTGACACCTTGCTTAACAGCCACGTTGATGGCGTTTGGATCAGACGAATATCCGGCACCTCCAGGGCCACCGAACGTGTTCCAATTCGATGCGATGGCTGGATTCTTGGGTGGCGATCCACCGTGCTCCTTGACGACAGCAGCCATGAACTGTCCGCACGTCGCTTCGCTGAGATTGATGCCGCGCGACTGCATATAGGCGCGGATATTATGCGGCTTGGCACCGGCCAGCGTCATCGCTGTGAGATCGGCCTGGAACTGCGAAGGAATTCCGCCTGCTGTCTGACCTTCCATGCCGGTGCTGAGTTGTCGCTGCGCACTGGCGACGCCGGTCGGCCAACCCTTGTTCAAGCCAGCGGGATCATTGGCGGCACCCGGTGGCGCGTAGCTCTTCGCCATCCCCTCGATGCTGCCCCCACCGGCCGCGTAATTCTTGCCGATGCTGCGACCGGCGGCCTCGATGCCAGCATCGACATTCGGGAAGCTCATCCCGGTCCGCGATCCGGTCTTCGGGTCCATCAGGCCTGCGGGGTTGTTTTTGTCCCGCAGCATCGCCGATGTGCCCTTGCCGGTTTCGTGCGCCATGATGCCAGCCATTAGCGACGGCGGCACATTGTTCGCCTTGGCGGCGGCGACAACATTGTCGTACTTGCCTTCCAGCGGCGTGCCTTTGAACATCTGATCGTAAGCTGGCTTACTGAGATCGGCGCTCGCTTGAGCGCCCGCTGCCGCTGCGCCGGTCCTGCCCATCGGGCTCGTTCCGGCATTGCCGCCACCAGTATCGCCACCAGCCCATGGCACGCCTGCAGCACCGGCTGCATTGCCACCAAAGCTAGCCTGCGTAACGCCCGGCGGCCCGCCTGCGCTCGCCGTGGTGCTGCCGCCACCAGCGCGATCAAAGAATGTATTGAGCTTCACAAGCTGGTCGGTCAGCTTCGTGGTTTCGCTGGTGTTCTTTTCCGTCTCGTCGACAAGCTCTAGGCTCGCACGCTGGAGCAATGGGCTGCCGCCACCAGGGACGTAATTCATCCGCTGCAGTGGGTCTTGGGTTGCGGGCGCGGGCGGTTTTGCGGGGCCTTCAGGAACACCAGCGCCACGCAGCGCGCCGACAAACTTCCCCATGAGATCGGGGTCCGTCATCCAACTCGGCAACTTACCCCACCACTCGACAATTTTTTCTGTCCAGTGAGCGAGGTCTTCCATAATTCTGTCAGCGGTCCTCAACCACTCCAGGACCACCGGCAAGCCGGGCATGAGAATGGCGACCTTGATCCGGTCCAGCTTCTCGCCGATCTCGCCCCAGACCTTGGATATTTTGTCGCTCGTCTCGCCGATGTCTTTCCACTTCCGCTCCATCGCCGGGTCCATCGGCTTGAGCAGCGGCATGTCCATCAATCTGGCGGCGAGGCCGAACTCGGCGAGGAATTTATTGGCGAAGCCGCGCGCTATCGATTTGCTCGCGCCCTCTTTGATGAAGCCCTGTTCGATCTGCCGCGCATATTGCACGGCCATGTTCTGCGCCTTGACCGGGTCGGCGCTCATCAACTCGTTGACCCACTGCGCTGGCGTGCCTATGGCGATCAGGCGCTGGCGCAACTGCGAATTGTTTTGATAGAGATCAACTTGCGCCGCCTGGATCGCACCAAAGCTCTGGACGATTGACTCGGCAGCGATCCCGAACACCCGCGCCTGATCTTGCGCATCCTTCAGTTGGCCAAGGCTCATCCCAAGCACTTTGGCGCTGTCGTTTAGCTCCTTCATCTCCCTGGCAAACTTGAAAACCGAAATAAAATAAGCGGCAACCGCAGCGCCGACAGCAGCAACACCAACCGCAACACCAGCCAGTGCCATCAACGAGGCGCGCGATGCTGGAGCGATCTTCTCCATCGCTTCGCTCATGCCACTGACGCCTGTAGTGGCTTCCCGCAGCCCAAGGGCAAGCTGTGGCAATGCGCCGATGCCGCCGCGCACCGACAGCGCCATCTGCATGACACCACGGGCCGCCGCCTCGGTTGTGCGGCCCAAATCCTTCATCGCCTTCTCGGCGCTGGTGACGTGCGGAGTCGCTCCCCGCGTAGACTCACCCACCCGCTTCGCGCTCTCGGCGACGCGGTTGAGAGGATCAACAGCCCCACTGGCCGACTGAGTCAGCAGCGTGATCTGCTGACGAATGGCAGTCAGCCCCGCCGTTGCATTGTCGGTGAGGACGACGCTTAGACGTAGTTCTTCAAACTCAGCCATTGTCGTCGGCCGAGCTTTCGCGGTTCATGATGTTGGCAAGGTCGATGGTGCGCTCAAGATGCACACGAACCTCCGACAGCCCCATGGCAAGGAAGATTTCAGGAGACTGGTGATAGAATTTCGCCAGCCGATAGCAATCGAGCACCTGATCGTCGCCTACCAGGATGCCGGATCGGGAAGAAAAAAACCGCGCAGCCTGTAGGCGCACGAATTCCAATCGCGCGGGTCCATCCCCTCCAGAAACGGCTGCAGGATGCCGGACAGCACGGCCATCATGGTGGTCATTTTCTTTTCGATGATGATGACATCGCCGTCCTGATTGACGTGGCACGGATTGCCGTAGCGGTTGATGTCGCCGCCAGTCGGCTCGCGAAACGTCAACTCGTGCACCATGTCGCCCTTGTTGTTGCGCACCGGCTTGTGCATCAGCCTGACCTTGACCGGCCACGTCTCCGGTGCCGGTGGCTGCGGCGGCTCTGAAGCATCAGGCAGCGCAGGCTGATCGATGACCGGGCCGTTGGTGCGTTCGGCTTCCTCAGTGGCGACGAAGCCCTCACGTTTGGTCTGTTTGTTCATGCGCTACCCCAATTGAATCTCTTCACACCACAGGCCTTCCCAACGGACCTTGACCTGACCGTCGCGGGTGTTGGCCTCCAGTGCGGCTTTGCATGTGCCGCCGACCAAGCTGTACTGCTTGCCGTTGGCGAGTTGCGCGACGACCGTGACATCGGTCATGCCGTCGAGGTCTTCCAGGTTCATCTCCGGGATCGTCGACACGTCGCCCTCGATGTAGGGCACGCGCGGCAATTCCTGATAGCCGTGAACACCATCCTGCCCGGCGATCATGGTGCGCTCGACCGGGCTTGGCGATACGGTGAAGTTGCCCCGCAGGGCCAGTTGATTGCCATCGACCATGAGCAGGGCGATGCCAGCGAAACGCTGCGCCATTGTTTACTCCTGTTGCTGTCGTGAGAGTTGCCGCGAAGGATCAGCCGGTGCCACCAGCCGCGAGGCGCGGCCCGACGATGGTCGTATCGACGCCACGGTCGTACTGCAGGCGGAATTGCGCCAGAACTGCAAAAACACGGAGTTGGTTGATCAGGTCTGGCGGATAGCAAACATTGACGCGATTCGGATTGTCGGTGTCGCGCTCGACAATCAGGTTGGCCTTGAACGCGCGGATGTTCTCGACCAGCCCGCTGAACATATCCTGCCGATACTCAGCGACCAGTTCGGCCTTGATGATGCCCGGCGTGACGATAGCCTGACCCGGGCCGAACCGGGTGCCGTCATCGGCCAGCTTGTGGCGCGGGAATTTCGACGTGATGGCTTGGCGCTGATTGCGCAGCAGCCGTGCCAGCGTCGCCAGCGTCGTCACCAACTCGTAGGCGTCGTCGCCCTGGCCGTACAGGTTGAGTTGATAGGTCGTGGTTTCCCGCAAGATCATCGGCGCACCGTCGCTGCCGGTTTCCTGTGTCGCGATGCCGTAGCCAGCAATCGAGTTCAGTTCCTGGCGGTTGAATCGCTGGTGCAACGGTGCAGGCAACACGCCAGTGAATTCCAGCGTCTGCAGCGGCCGGGCCGGATCGTTGATCAACCCGCGCTGCGCTTTCGCAGCGTAGGCTGCGGCCCACTCGTAGACCGGCGCGGGCGACGCCAACTCGACACCCATGATCGAAAGCACGCCGCTGTTTTGCGTCTCGCCGAACAGGACAAGATCGGAATATGCCCCGCGCTTGGCCGAGAAGATGTGGCCAAACAACTGGCGCATCCAGCCCCAGCGTCCGCTGTCGGTGAAGCCGTACTCGGTTTCCCAGGCCAGCAGCGTGGTGGAATCGGTGAACGGCAACGCCACGTATTCGAAGTTGCGTTCGCCGAGATTGGAGATTGCGGTGGTGAACACCGGAACGCTCGCGCCACCCGACAACATACCGAGCGACCCATAGGCGACATGCACGCCGGTCGGAAGCTCTTCGCTGCCCATCCGGCCGTAGTAGCTGTCGCGCATGTCGATGTCGTTGCCGCTGGTGCCCTTCCAGTTGCACGTCAACGTCACCACTGTCGGACCGCCGACCGAACTGACCGGCAGATCGAGGTTGTCGTTGATCGCTGCCGAGATCGCGACGTGGATGTTATTGACGGTGTCGGCCGCGCCGATGTTGACCGGCACATGCTGACCGCCGATGTAGAGGTGGATCGTCCCGGCCTCGTGAACCGGGTCCACCGTCACCGTGATGGTGCCGCTGGCGGCGGTGCCTGCGACGGGCTCCGCGACCGGAAGCCCCCAGACCTCGTTGGCGAAGTTGTTGGCGAAGAAGGCGCGGAACATATTTGCCAGATGCGAACCCTGGCCGAATTGCTTGTCGGCCTGGGCCTGCGAGCCAATCGGGATCGCCACATCGGGCGGCGCGACGCCATCAGCGGTCTTGATGCCGACCAGCAGCGCGGGCTGCTTCAGCGTCCATAGACCAGCCTTCGACGGATCGACTTCGACCCAATAAAGCGGCAGTTTCCAGTTGGCAGGAATTTGAGCAAAGCTAACGGGCATTGAAGCCTCCTGTCGGTGATGATGTTCAGGCCTTCGGCGATTCGGTGTGGTGGCCAGCCCTATTCGGCTCTGGCTTCTTCGGTGCTGCTGACTTCGGCTTCCGCGCCTCGGCCTGCTCGCGCGGGTTCAGCGTCTCGTCCGGCTCAGCAGCATCGGCCGATGCTGCGCCATCGGTACGGACCGAACCGTCCGCAATGCGACGCGACGTGAAGCTGTCGTTCGGCCACTCCACTGGCTGGTCGAGTTCTGCGCGGAAGCGTGTGCCGTTGGCATGGCGCAGCGCCCTGCGCATATCCTCGTTGGCGGCGAAGACTTTGACGGTTTGTGCTCGCCCTTCGGTGGCGAGCCGCAAGCGCGCCTGCTGTGCGTCGCGGGTGGCCTGACGCGGGTTCACTGCGGTGACTTTCATCTCTGGCATGACGATCATTCCTTTGCTGGGGTGATAACGAGTTCAATTCCGGTCTGCGGGCGCTGATCCATCTCGGCCTGGGTGTCGCCAGCCTTGACGCCGGTGCGGACGCCGATCTGCAGCAAGTCGTCGGTGATGATCGGCTCAAACCCGCAGCGATAGATCACCGACGCCTCGTACTGCAGTTCGCCGATGGGCTGCTCGTTGTTGAGCCCGGTCGCGCCGTATACGTGCCGCCGCGTGCCGCGACTGACGCTCTCGATCCTGGTGTTGTCCGGGTTGCTTGGCCCGCCTGGATAGACCTCGGTGTCGATCAGGTTCATCAGATACGGATCGCGCCACAGCGTGTTCATGATCGACCAGAACGCCTGATCGAGCTTGGCCTCGCAGGCCTCCGGGTCGTTGTTGACGACGATCACCGAGTAGCCAATGCGGAGCGTGTTGATGAAGCGGATGTAGCCTGCGTTGCCGTCGCCGTCCGGCACCATCTGCTCGTCGATGATGTAGCTGCCGAGATATGGCAACTGCTGCTGTTGCACCTTGAAGGCCCGGCTCTTCTTCACCGTAAAGCCCTGGAAGAATGCCGACGCCTGCAGCTTGGCCAGCAGCATGTCGCGGATCACCAGCGAATAGCTCTGGGTGTCGGTGACGGTCACTGCGGTACCGCTGTCTTGATCTTGCGCAGCACCAGCGTCGTCTCGCCGCCGCCGTCAGACTCGGTGTTGGTGATCTCGAAATCTCCGAGCGCAGCACCGGCATTGACATCGTATGGGACGTTGATGCGGTCGAGTTGTTCTGGGATCACCGAGAACTCGACATCCAGGATGTCGATGATGGTCTGCTGATCGCCGACAATCGAACCGTCTTCGGCCTGCACATCGAGTGCCCTGGTGTCGTAGATGCCGCGCGCCGCATACGCTGGTGCACCGGGCTGCGATGCCAGCGGCGTGATGGTAATCGGCCGCGCGAACGTGTCGAAGTTCGGCAGATAGACGAGTGTCGAAAAATTCACTGCCATTTGAGTGCCGCCTCGCACATCGCGATCATGCGTTGGCGCAGCATGTCGAACAGTTCTGGGCGCAGGATCGGACGGTGAGCGCCGGGCCGCCCAGCCGCCACACGCGCGCGCCGCCGGGTTGCCTTGCCACTGCCCTTGCCGCGTTGGTGCGGCAACCGTGAGCGCGGAAAGATTTCGGTCGAGCACGTCAGGCCACCGCCTTCGACCTTGGGAAAATGACGGTGCATGTCATCGCGCTGCCAATTCATGAAAGTGTTGGGAAGCTCCGTATCCAGGTTGACGATGCGCGTCTCCAGATCGGCAAACTTCTGCAGCACCTCGTTGGCACCGTCCCACTCGATTTCGAACGGCATGTCAGACCCAGTACCTGATGAAGTGCGACAGGATTGCCTGCACTGGCGCGGACACGCCCGCACCGATGCCACCCGCGCCTGGAGTCTTCGGCGTCGACTGAAACATGACGCGCTTTTCTTTGTGGGCGATCATTCTAATGCCGCTCACCGCCGTGAACGACAGTTCGGCCTTCTCGGTCGCCACCATCAGGGTGCAGGCCTGCTTAAGCTCCAGCGGGGCCTCTTCCGGCAATTCGTAGCCGCCGGTATAGGTGATGATGATCGGCTCGACGCGCCCGCTGAAGATCGACAACTTGCCGGAGTCTTCTTCAAGCTCGTAGTCAACATTGTCGGTGCCGTTGGTGGTGACGCTCTCGATGTCGGCGGTCTTCACCGGCCAATGCGACAGGAAGCTGCGGCGAGGTTGCTGGCAGCGCCATGTCTCCTGGACTTTCTCTTTGGCGAACACCCTGTTGCACAACCGCGCGATCACCGCCGAGTTGGTGCTGATCATCCATTCCAGTTGCGCGTCGGTGGTCGGGTTCACGGCGGTCGGCGCAATGCCGAGCGCAACCTTGATCTCGTCCAAGGTCATGAAGTCGAACTCGGTCGCAGGCTCCAGGACTTTGACCGTCACATCGGCCATCACCTGATCTCCATCTCGAATTGTTCGAACAGCGACCGAAGCTCCAGCGTCGGACCTTCGCTGCCGTCCGACAGCACCGGCACCGCTGCGTAAGCAGACTGGTCGAGCTTCCACCGAACGATCAGCGGCGCTGGCTCGCCACGTTCGCCGCGCTGGCCAAGCTCACCGCGCAAGCCGCGCTCGCCCTTCGGTCCGGCCTTGCCTTGCGACGCGATCAGTTGCCAGCCGTCGCCGGGGCATGGGCCAGGATCGTCCTTGCGGGCGATGAAGCTGCCGCCGTTCAGCGCCACTATGTTCAGCGCCCGATATTTCTCGGTTGCACTGAACAGGCCGCGCACCTTCGGCGTTGCGCCATCGCGGCCAGATCGGGCGAGGCATATCCAATCCTTGCCTTCGCCCGGTACCTCGGCGGTGTCGCAGTCGGCCTGATAGGTGGCACCGTCTGCAACGACGACATCACCTTCATAATGCACGCCCGGCCCCCAGACTTTGACACGCGGCAGCGTTCCCATTGGGCCACGCTCGCCACGCTCCCCAGGAATGCCGGGCTCGCCGCGCACACCAAGCTCGCCACGCGGACCGGGCGCTCCGGGCGCTCCGGGTTCGCCGCGCTCGCCCTGCTCACCGTGCTCGCCGGGATCGCCCTTGATGGTCAGACCGGGCTCCCCGCGCTCGCCTCGATCTCCCTTCTCGCCACGCTCGCCGGGCATACCTTTCTCGCCGCGTGCGCCGTGCTGGCCGTTCTCGCCGCGTGGACCTGGATCGCCGCGTCCACCGGGCTCACCGGCCGGGCCGCGCTCGCCAGCCACTCCAGGATCACCCTTGACGGTCAGCCCAGGCTCGCCGCGCTCGCCTTTTTCACCACGCTCGCCACGTTCACCCGGCAGACCGTGCTCGCCGCGCTCACCCGGCAATCCGGGCTCACCACGCTCGCCAGGATCACCAGGATCGCCCTTGACCGTCAGACCCTGCTCGCCTCTTTCACCGCGCTCGCCGGTCGCACCCTTCTCGCCGCGCGCTCCATGCTGGCCATGCTGACCGTTCTCGCCCGGCGGTCCGCGTTCGCCTTGTTCGCCTTGCGGACCGGGCTCGCCCTGTGGACCACGCTCGCCCTGATCGCCGACAGTGCCCGGCGCACCGGGCGCACCGTCACGCAGTGCGGCCATCCGTTCGTTGAAGTTTTTCTCCAGCAGCGACCGAAGCTCGACAGTCTCGGCCCGTAGCTCCGCAATGACGGTGCGCGCCTGTGCCTCGATCAGCGCACGCTCGCGATCCCACTGCTTGCGGTGGTCGGAAACGACCTGACCCAGTGCATCGCGCAGCGCGTCAAGCGTTGCTTCGTGCATCGTGGTAAGCGGCGCGTGCGAGGATGTGTCTTCGTTCGGTTGCAACGACATCGTCGTAATCCTTCGCCGTTGTCGGTGGCTTTGCTGGTTGATCGTTGGCCGGTGCAGGCAGCGCCGGTCGTGCTCCTGGCGGTCCGGCTCCCGGCAGTGCCGGTGGCGCTCCTGGTGCTCCCGGTGCCGCTGGAATTGCTCCCGCCGCCGACAGCGGGACGACTTGCTGCTGAACGCGCGGCTCGTCGCCGAACTTGGCCTTCTTCAGACTCTCTTCGGCGCGGGCTTCGTTCGGCGAGAAGATGCCGCCCTGAACCGCCTGCGCGAGGCCAGCAATTCTGTCCTTGAACGCCGACCGCAGCAGCGCCTTGGTGTCGAACTCGACGTACTCGTCGGGCTGGCCTTCAAGCTGGAACGTCAGGCCGAATGCCTCCTCGATGTGGTTGAGCGCAAAGCCGAGCCCGCTAGCGATCCAGGACTGCATCAGCAACTCGGTCGAACCGAACGGCGTGCCGCCGATGCCGAAAATCTGCAGCGGGATGCGGAACGCCAAAGCGATGCGCTGTTCGGTCAGCTTCATCATCTCGGCGATTTCGGCGTCCTTGGTGTCCGAAGACAGCGGGTACGGCTTCAGGCCTGCGGTCAAGATCGGCGTGCCGCCCGCCTGCAGACCCTTGCTCTGCTCGTTCCAGCGGTCGCGGATGAACTGGACCTGATCCTTGTCGAGCACCAGATCGGTACCAAGCACTTGCGAAGGCCGCGCTTGGTTCAGATAGAACTGAAGCTGCTGCTGGGTGATCGCGTTCGATGTCGCGATGTCCTGCATCGCCGCTGCAATCGGCGTCTCGCCAACCAGCGGAAACGGAATGCGATTCCTGACGACATGCAGCCGGACGTGCAGCACGTCGCGCTGCGGCACCATAAGCTCCTGGTTGATCACCCGCTCGACCACATCGTTGCCAGCCAGCGAATAGAAAATGTCGCCGGTCGTCGCGACGTGCGGACGGCTCAAATTCGGGTCCATCAAGTGCAGTTCGTCGATCTCGTAGCGGTCGTTGCGCAGCGCCAGCGCGTAGGCATTGCCCTCCATGTAAAGCGAGCGCGTCAGATTCAGCATGAAGTCGGACGGCGACTGATAGGAATTCGGCGCGCGCAGGATGCGCGATAGCGCCGAGTTGGTAACCCGCTCGCGACCGCCGTCATCGTTGAGCCGCCAGTGGTCACCGGGGCACATCGCAGTGGTTTGCGCATAGGCTGCGATGCAGGCCTCGACCATCGCGCCGTTGCCGCCGCTATAGGGGTCCATGCCGGTTTGCCACCAGTTCCATGGCGCACCGTCAGGCAACCAGCCGCCGGTCACCGGCAGATGGTACGGACCAGGACGAACCCCGCCCTCGCCTTTGACGCGAGGGCTAAAGATTCGCGACAAGTTGCGCGACAGGAAGTTGGCCACCGCCGACTATTCCGACTTCGCTTCCGTCGAGCGTGTGTTGTAGCCAGACGGCTTTGCCGCCTCGACGTGCCTGGACTTCGGCGTCGCCGTCTTCTGCGGATCGGTGCCGGTGCCGGGATTGTCTTCAGGCTGGTACATCACCGCCTTCTTGGCGGCATCGTTTTCCTCTTGCGTCGGCGTCGGCGTCATGTCTTCCGGCGCGGACTTGGAGCCCTTGCTGCTGGCGGCCTTCTTCTCGGCCTCGCGCCGCTCGTTCTCTTTCTCCAGGGTCGTACCGAGCGCCGCGCACTTCATTTCGTCGTTCTCTTTCTGAGACGGGAATGGCGGCACTGCCTCCGGTGCCTTGGGCCGTACCGTCTTGTGATCCTTGCCGCCCGTGGCTTCATCCAACTGGGCCTGCGTCGGCGTCGGAGTCATATCTTCCTTCTTGTGAGTGTCGACATCTGCCATCTGCTACTCCTCTTGGGTTGAAAGCTGCTTCATTGAGCCGGGCGAACGGTGTCGACCAGTCGTCCGGCGTTGGCTGTCGATAGGTGTGCAAGGACGGGTACCAGCGCGCGGTGTGCCACCAGCGCCAATCCGATAAGAACGGCAGCACGAGATGCGCGGAAGGATGACCCATCGCGCCCGCGAGATGGATCGCCGCCGTGTCGACGCTGATGATGTGATCCATCTCGGCGATACGGTCGGCCAGATCGGCGAAGTCGCATCCAGGCTTCAGCGGCTCGACGCCATCGATGGTTTGTCCGGTCTGCAGCGCATAGAGCTTGAAGCCATCGTGATTGATCATCGGCAAAAAGCGTTCGGCCGAAAACGCGGTCTGCGTTCGGCCCGACCAAGCGACGCCGATTTTGTCGCCGGACCGGCACCAGTGGTGTCTGAAAATGTACGGCTCGTTGGGGATCGTCTCGGCGGTCTGCTGCAGCGCCGACATCACGCTGAAAAACGGAAGCCGGGAATCGTATTGAGAAAGATCGGCGGGCACCCCGCTGACAACCTCGACGCCAAACTGCCGCGCCAGCCGCGCCAGCGGCCAATCGATCACCAGCGTCAGCTTGGATGTGCGCCGGACCAGTTCGCGCAGATAGCGGAACGCCATGATGGCGTCGCCCAGGCCCATGTCATGATAGAACAGAACACGAGCGCCGCTTTCGCCGCGCCAGATCGGCATGGCCTTGAGCCGGTCAATGTCTTCATCGGCGACCGGGCTGAAGCCGCCGATAACCTTGAAATTCTCCCACGCTTCATCGTGCTCGATAAATCCGCGCTCGTACTCGCCAAGCGAAAGCAAGGCTGTCGCCCGGTTCCAGCGTGCGTAGGGATCGCTGGGCGCGAGCTTGATCGACGCATCGAAATGCGCAAGCGCCTCGCGAAACTGATTGCGCTTGAAATGAGCGATGCCGATGTCGAGGAACTGCGAAGCAACAACGGCACCGCTCATGACGACTGAGGTCAAGTGACAACTCTTCAGTTGCTGTTTTCAAAGGAAGGTGATCGCCGCAAACCTGAGAAACGGCGACCACCCAACACCAGCGGGGGAGGACGTTACCGCCGGTCTACCAAGTGACGCCCGCGACCCAGGACACGACGCCTGCGCGCCGCACGACCCAGTTCATCGGGAGGATCAGGCGAAGCGCGAGCGAGTCGGTCTGGAACATCGACTGCGCTGGTGCCGCCACGACAGCGGGAGTGCCTGCCGCCGCCAACTGCAACGGCGCTGTGTCTTCCATGTGCAACGTGGCCTGATCGCTGATCTCGAACCTCGGCGTGTCGCCACTGATCGAAACGAAATCGGCCGCGTCGAGACACAGCACGGTGCCAAGCGGCACGGTGCCGGACTGGATCACCGGATGCCCGTTGAGGCGACCGGCATTGATTTCCGCCGCGAACGGGAACAACCCGCCCGGGACCGGAGGCTGGATGAACGAAATGCTCAGAGCCTGCTGCGGGTTCATGATGAAGACCATGTTGCGGATATTTCCGTTCGTGGCCGTCAGGATGGCTCCGGTCAGTTGCTTCAGATCGCCGACGAGAGCATTGAAGCCGCCCGCCGCCGTAGGCGTGAGGCCAGCAACGCCGTTGCGAAGTCCGGCCGGACGGATGCTGGTCGCCGCGTTGGCGTCGAGCAGCACCGTGTCGATGGAGATCGCCGTGTCTTGCTGGATGGCGTCACGCAGCAGACCTTCGATGGCGGGCACGCTGTGCTCGTCCATCTCACGGGTCCAGGTCGTGATGACCGCCATTTTCTTCGGCACCAGCGTCTGGCTGGTGAAGCCCGCGATACGCACCGGGATCGGCTGACCTTCACCGACGAACGAGCCAGCGATGCTGGGCGTCACGTTGCGGGTCGGGATGATGATCCGGCCGTTGCGCCCGAAGGACAGCTTCAGCCCCATGCCCGACAGCGTCGGGTACACAGCGGACGGCAGCAGCGTCGGCATCAGATCGGCGACGATCTGCTGCACCAACTCTGCAGCCCAACCGCCAACCGTAGTGATTGCCGGGGACACCGCAGCCTTCAAGGTGAGATCGCAGATCACCTTGGTCGTCTCGTCGTCGCCATAGATTTTCTGGCGAGCGTCATCGACAGAGAGGTTCATCGAGCGAGCGATGGCGCGAACAGTGCCAGCGCGGACCAGGAACTCAATCGGCTGCAGTTTCTTCGCTGCGAGCCCAGCGGGCCGCCTGCCGTTGCCACTGTTGACAACGATGTGGGTGCCGCTGCCGCTGCTGCCAGTGACACCATCGTCGTCGCCGGTCTTCTTGGCGAGCTTCGTCTCGGCGTCCTTCAGGGCCTCCAGCGCCTTCTCCTGGTCGGCAATTTTCTTGTTGAGTTCCTGAGTCATCGTCAGGTCGGCGTCGGTGACGTTCTCGTCGTCGACGGTTTCGAGATGCTGAGTCAGTTGATCCTTGAGGCTCACCAGCCTTTGCTGGGTGTCCTCGATCCGTTTGGTGAGGGGAGACATATTCGTACTCTTTTGTACGAGACGTTTCGGCTTGCCCGCCGTTGAAGCCGCGACGTGCTTGTCGACCTGATCTTTCTTGTTGCCTTGCCCGGCAAAGACCATTGCGACCGTGTCGCGGGAAATGTGCAGTGACTTTGCGACTGCCAACGCATTCGGGTTGGCGGGCACCGCGACCAGCGATGTCTCGACCAACTCGGATTTACGAAACAGTTCACCGCTCATCTTGTTGTTCTTGTCGCGCGGTTCGGATTCGATGGGACGGAAGCCGACGCTGGTGGCGCGGAGAATGTCGGCCTCGACCAGCCTGCGGATTTCGTCGATGCGTTCGGAGGTGCCAGCCGGGGCCATCTCCAGATGACCACGCAGTTCACCTTTCACGACGCGCAGATTTTTCCACTTGCCGATGGGGAAGTTGCTGTTGTGATTGAACAGCGCGATGGGGTTCTTCAGGAAGTTCTTTAAGTCCCAGCCTTCGGCGACGATCACGTCGCCCATGCGATCCGGCGTCGCGTCCGACAGAATGAATTCGAAGCCGCTGGCAGGCGAGACATGGGTGCGGTGGCGCACGTCGCGCGCGCGGCGCTCGTCCCAGGCGAGCGAGCAAGCGTCTTCGTCTCCCGTCTCGCTGGTGCAGCGATCCATGAAGTCCTCTTCAGACTCATCGTCTTCTGGCGTGCATTCCTTACGCTTCAACGCCGCGATCGTCATGGAAACCTCCATGTTTACAAGCACTTAGCGGGACGTAATTATTACGCCCGTCTACTTGACGTATAGGCCGTATTTGCCTATATTGACTGTGTAAGAGGAGAGACGAATGGGCCGCTACGAAACGATCCGCGCCGAACTGGCCGAGCTTTACGTCCTGGCGTTCAACGCCATCGGCAAAGGGGTCGCTGGATACGAGGCGCGCATTGCCCGGCTGGAGGCCGAGGCCAACGTGGTGCTTCACCTGGAGGCCGCATGAAGCCCTGGATCATCTGGGACATCGAACGAAAGGAACGCGAGAAGCGTGAGATCGCCGAAGAGGCTGGCCGCGCGGTCTACGCCCCGCCGCCACCCGGCTGGAACGAACGCCCACTGAAGAAGGAAGAGGAAAATGACCCGTACCGATAACGCCCTGAATTGGCTGATCAACGCGATAGTCGTTGACGGCGAAGAGTTCCCGGATGCCTGCGGCCGTGCCGCCCGAATGTTCCGCGTCAGCTACGACAAGCTGCGCGCCGCCTACGACGAGTATTGCGCGAGGAAAACCCGATGACCGAAGGATATGTCGTTGACGCTCTCGCGGCCCATCGCTGGGTCGACCAGAACCAAGCCAAGCGCCCCTGTGGCCGCGATCTCTATGCGGCGATGGAACGTCGAAGCAAGGGCGGCTGGGGCGTCTGGAACAACGAGGACAGCCACTGGGTCTACGTCACCCCCACGGTCCCGTTTTCCTTGACCACGACCCCTTGACGTATAGGCCGTTTCGACCTATATACGTTGGGTAGGAAACAGGAGAAAGTTTCATGTTGGACAAAACAGCCCAGTACGGCAGTCTCCGCGAAAAGATCGCGGCAGAATCGGTCGAACGGAAGGCGCGGTACGGCAAGTTTGAGGCCGCCTATAACAAGGCCGCCGCAGCAGGCAAGGCCGCTGGTGAGGCCGCGAAGCCCCGGACCATGGTGGTGACGCAGCACGCCAATCCGCTGAATGACAATTCGCCCGCCGTGCAGCAGTGGGTCGAGCCCGAGGGCGTCTGCGGTTTCGCCTGGGTCAACGTGAGCCCCGGCAACTGCTCGTTCGCCAAGTGGCTCGTCAAAAATAAATTGGCGCGCAAGGCCTACTACGGCGGCGTCGACATCTGGGTGTCCGCGTTCGGACAGTCGATGGAACGGAAAGAGGCCTGCGCCGCCGCGATGGCCAGAGTGCTGGTCGAGGAACTGGGCGTGAAGGCCTACTCGAATTCCCGGATGGACTAAGCCGGATCAACCAACGGAAAGGAAAACTCGAATGGCTAGACAGACGAAAGAGCAGAAGCTGACCGCCGCGAAAATTCAGAGCGCGATCTACCGACTGCAAATCCCGATGATGTCAATCCCGGCGCTCTACAAGGTGATGGAAGCCGCCGTGGCGGAAGGAAAATCTGGGCCGGAACTGCGGGCAGTTGCCGCCGCGTTCCCTGGAGTGAAGGAGAGCATCTGATGGGCTGGACGTTTTTTCACAAGCCGGTCGGCATGAAGGCCGTCGATACGATCAAGCGCGAATTCGGCGAGAAGTTCTGCGCCGAGAAGTTGGTGGCCGCGACCGCGACCCGCGAAGCGGTGTTCATGGTCGTCAAGGTTCACGAGCCCGACAGCGATGTCTACGTGCCCGATGCTGATGGCACCATCCGCACGCTGGCCGTGATCGCGATCAAGTCGTCACGAGGCCAGTACAACTTCGGCTACAAGGACATGACCGAGACGATGGGGCCGTATGGCCTGGAAGCACCGCTGTCGATCATCGCCCAGTGCTCTGCATTGCGCGATCCGATTGGCCCGCAGCCCGAATACTCCAGCCTGCGCTCTGCCACCGAATACCGCGCCCGCAGCGCGCGCGTGGCCGCCATCAAGGCGCTGAAGCGGAAGCTGAAGCCCGGCACCAAGGTGACGCTACCGGAGGCCTTATCGTTCGGCGGCATCATGCAGCAGGCCTTCACCGTCGACCGCGCCAGAGTTCGCGGCAACAAGACTCCCAGCACCGTGTTCCGCGCCGACAACGGGATGCTGTGCCGGATCACCGCCAAGCAACTGGAAGGCGCGCGCATCGAGGAGATCGCATGACATCGTTTGCCGCCATCACCCCGGAGAACAGCCAGCGGGTTGTCCTGAACGACAACCTTGGCCGGGTGCCGTCCGAAGAGTGGATATGCGCCAGCGGCCCGAAGGCCACTTGGTTCTGCATCATGTCCTACGCCAAGAAACACAACATCGCCCCGCGCGATGTCGGCTACGCCTGCCGACCGCTAAAAGCCTCATGAATTGAGGTACTTATGACCCATTGACGTATAGGCCGTTTCGGCCTATATATGGAGTGTAGAAAGGAGCCAAAAAGTGTTTCCCGCCACCCTTGTCGAGAAGGCCCTCGCGTTCGCCACCAAGGCGCACGCCGGGGTCTTCAGAAAGTACACGGGCGAGCCCTACATCGAGCATCCCAAGCGTGTTGCTGCGACGCTCGCCAATCTCGGCTTCCCGGCCGAGGTGATCGCCGCCGCCTACCTCCATGACGTGGTCGAGGACACCGAGATCACCGCCGCGATGATCGAGGCCGAGTTCGGTCCCGCCGTCGCCGCCTTGGTCGCCGAGGTGACCGACCCGAAGATCGAAAAGGTGCCGGGCAATAGACCGCTGCGGTTTGCCGCCTACGTCGCCCACGTCGCCGCCACGAGCCCCACAGGGGCCTCGATCAAGCTCGCCGACATGGTCGACAACTCCAGCAACATCGGGCTCGCCGTCGCGGCCAATCCGGCCTTCGCCAAGAGATACCTGAGCGAAATGACCAAAAAGCTCGCGGTCCTGGGCCACGGCCACCCGACGCTGCTGGCTAGAGCCACAGCCAACCTCGCCAAAAATACTTGATACGTCTTCTTGACGTATAGGCCAAAACGACCTATCTATAGTCTGTAGGAAACAGGAAAGGAAACGATTTGATGACGCTTTTGTTTGGCCACGTCTCCCCGGAAACGGCCTACGTGGTCGCCGACTATCCATACGGGTTCCGGCTGCGCTGCTCGATCCGCTACTGGCTGGAGTTCAAGCCGAAGAAAGGTTTTCGGTTCGTCTCGCAGACCACCAACCCCAAGCGGGGCAACGTCTGGAACAAGCCGAAGGCCTCGACCTACTCCGAATTCGGCGGCGCGATGTACCTCAACGAGGACGGCCACTGCACTTGGTCCGGCCTAAGCCAGTACAGCAGCGGCGCGGAAGCCAAGGCTTGGCAGGACAAGTTCGGCGCAGCGGTGCCGGAAGTCGGCCGCGCCATCATGAACAAGTGGGTCGCCGCCAAGGTCGCCTACGACAGCGCCCGCAATCCTGGCGATCCGCTGAATGTTGGCCTCGCCGAGGCCCACAAGGCTTTTGCCGAAACGAAATAGGAGGACAAAAACCAATGGCTGAATATCTCTCATGCGCCGCGACGGCGAAGTTGATCCGGGCCGCGCTGAAAAAGTCGTTCCCAGGCGTCAAGTTCTCGGTGCGCTCCAGTGTCTATTCCGGTGGCGCGTCCATCGATGTGGGCTGGACCGATGGCCCGGCCGAGAAGGCAGTCAAGGCGGTCGCTGGCGGCTACTGCAGCGGCGGGTTCGACGGCATGATCGACATGGCTTACTCGACCGACGAATGGCTGATGCCGGACGGTTCGGTCAGCGCCGCGTCGTCGCCCGGCACCGAAGGCTCCAAGGGCGTCTACTCGTCCTATGACGAACCCGCGCCGTCGCCAGAAGCCAAGCGGGTGCGGTTCGGTGCCGACTACGTGTTCTGCACCAAGAAATGGTCGGTGCCCGCCTACACCGAGATGGTGAAGAAGGTCTGCGCCGACTACGGCATGGAGGTGCCAGAAATCAAGATCAGCGGCGACGAGGCTTTCGTCGGCTGGGACATCAAGGTGCCGAACGCTGGCGACTACCTCGCCAACCTGATCGGCCGCGAAATGAAGAAGGAGGACTACGCATGAACGAATACGGCTTAATGATCGACCGCACCAACAGCAGCGGCACCGACTACGTCGAAGTGCATGTGGTGCGCCGCGAGCCCGGCCGCGATATGCCGCTGGGCTGCTCCAGCGACGGCGAAAGTTTCTACGGCGAAGGCACGCCGAAGCATCTGATCGATCTCTGCCTCGACGGACTTGGCATGTACGGCTTCGCCTGCGACAGCACCGAGTCGAGCTTCATCGGCAACGATGTCGAGTACCGCAACGTCTATTCGATGAGCGAGCGCAAGCTCCAGCGGATGCTCAAAGCGATCAAGCGGGTCAATGCCCGCATCCAGAAGGACGAGGCGCGCGAGCCGGGCGACAAGTTCATGGCGCTGGCCAATGCGCTGAAGCTGAGCTTCGCCGTGCATCGCATCGGGCCGCGCCGGTCCAACCCGGAATGGCGGTGGATGACGATCACCGAAGGCCGCAACTACTACCGTAGCCAGATCGAGGCCGCGATCACCGAAACGAACAACCGCAAAAAAGGAGTCGCCTGAAAAATGAAGAAACTGTTTTGCTTGACGATCATCGCCAGCTTGGCGGCCACCCCTGCATTCGCCGAAGCAGCAAGCGGTAAAGATTTCGAAAGCGCCCTGACCATGCTCATCGTGATGGCCGCTTTCTACGCTTTGCCATCCATCGTCGCGTGGCGGCGTGGCCACCATCAAACATTAGCGATCTTGACGCTGAACATTGGCCTGGGCTGGACACTCATCGGTTGGATTGGCGCGCTGGTCTGGGCGAATACCGCGATCAAGCGGCGCAACCCAGATGGCACGCTCGCATGAGCCAACCCATCGGCTACCTTTTCGAGCCGCACGACTTCACCAAGCTGCAGGCGATCTGCAAGGCGCTGTTCGGCGACGGCACCCACATGACTGCCGACCAACGGCGCGATCTCGCCAACCTGATGCGGATCACGCTCGACCACGCGCAGCCGGTGCTTGAAAATTCGGACAAAATGGCCTAGTTAAGGAATCACCATGGCTGACGTAACCCTCGAATTCATCGCCAACCGGCTGGAACGTATCCAGGTCGAGCAGACCGCGATCCGTGCTGACATCACCGCGATCCGTGCTGACATCACCGATACGAAGGCCAGCATCACGGTGCTTGGCAACATCGCGTTGCGGATCGAGCGCGATCTCGTCCTGGTCAAGGATGTCCTTGGCCACCTCGACAACCGGCTCAGAAAAGTGGAAGACGCATGAACGCCAAACAATATCGTGCCGCCCTGGACAAACTGAATCTGAGCCAGCTTGGGCTTGGCGAATTGTTCAAGGTCGGACCCCGCACGTCGCGGCGCTGGGCGCTCGACGAGGGCCGCATCCCGTTCACGGCTGCTGCATTGCTGCAGCTTTTGCTGAAGAAAAAGATTAAGCTGGAGGACATTCAAAAGATCGAGTGAGTACCATGACGACTGAGCCGAAACAGAAACCGAAGTATGAGATTCCGCCAGAGCATTTCGATGACGATCTGCCGTTTCGGGAGGCTACCGGCCCCGGCGTCGATCACGCCAGCAAGCTGATCAAGGACGCCCAGGATAAGGCCAAGCCGAAGAAATAATCAGTTGCCGCCGCGCGCGTGGAAGACCGGCTCGCGGCCATCGACGTTGTTGTCGTAAACTTCCCACGCATCCATGTTCTTGCGATTGGTATCGAAGTTGTGCTCGTTGGTCGTCGAGGCCATCGAATATGCTGGATCGACAAACCGCCCCTTGCCGTTCTCTGCGTTGCCTCTGACAAAACGCTGCAGCGCGCGTTCGGCGGCTTTCTCCGGGCTGGCGTACATATAGTGGCCTTCCACCCGGTAGCCCGCCGCCTTGTACGCCGCGATGCGATCAGAGGTCGAGGTGTCGCTTTTCAGCGTGGCATCGATGATGACGTTGAGCCCAGCCTTGCGTGCAGCGGTTTCGATCTCGGAGCCGACCGTGCTCGACTCCTCGTGCAATAGACCGGCGTTCCAGCCCTTCCAACCCAGCCGCTCCTTGATGTCGTCGTTGTTCAGATAGAGCGACGTGCTCTTGTCGAACGTGCCCTTCGGGCCGGTGAACCAACTCTTCCCGGAGCCGCCGCGTCCGCCGAGGATGTGCAGCACCGGCTGCTCGCCCGGCTTCGGTGTTGCGGCAGCGACCACTTCAGGTGTGAGGATCGAGGCCCTGATCCGGTCATGCAACGCCGCGCGCTCCGGTGTCCATTTTCCGTTCGGCAATTTGTAGCCGCCTTGGCTGACCGGCTTATCGGTCGGCGTGCCCGCGTCCACTTTGGCTTGTGCTTCGGCGACTTGCTTGTCTGCCCCTGGCACCCTGGCGATCACGTCTTTGACCGTGACCTTGGGATTGATACGCAGCAACGATGACGCCGATGTCGGGTCTTTGGCGTGCGGCGATGACGATCCGGTGCTGCCGCTATCGTCGTCGCTGCCGCCGCCGTCCGTCCATCTGCCAGCTTCGTCGCGCGGCTCTGATGGATCGAAGCCCCTTAGTCGCCGCCGCGCTTCATCGCGTGCCCGCTGCCAAGCCTTCTTTTTGTTTTCCGCTTTCTGCTGGGCCTGCAGTTCGGCGATGTGCGCCTCGTGCTTCTGCCGCCGCGCGTTGTCGTGCGTGCCCTTGTAGCGTTCGACCGGATCGAGCCAGTACGGCAAGTCCTGGCTCATCTCCATGTCGAGAATGTCGACCTCGATGGGCTTGCTGTTTGCCATGATCAAGCCGCCATCGCGACGTGATCGAAGTTCGGAGCCTTGCCGAGCCAAGCGTCCCAGCCCTTCCAGGCGGTGCCGGTGACGACCACCTCCTGCTCGCTCTGCACGTTGATGCCGTAGGCCGGGATCGACAGCGCCGCCGTGCGTGGCACTTGCGCGCGCAGCACGACACGGCCTTGGCTTTGCCCCCAGCCGTTGGCGATGTTCGGATTGGTGGTGGTCGAGGCTGCGCCGTTGCGCACCACTGTGAGGTTCGGCACCTTGGCGTGGTCGGCGACCATCTGCTTCAGTCTGGCCGCCTTCTCGCGTTCCGCCTGATCGAGCTTGTCCTTTTCGAGCACGATGCCGCGATAGAGTTTCAGTTCGGCGATGCCCGCCTTGTCGAGCAGATACTGCGTGGTTTCCCACTTGGCGCGGACGTAGGCCTTGACGCCGACATAGCCGCCGATGTCCTTGAACTCGCTGTTGGCGTACTCGATCATATTGTCGCGATTGATCACGACCGCGCCGCCACGGCCGGTGTTCGGATTAAGCCTGCCGCCAAGCTCGTCGGCGCTGGCGACTTGCAGCAACTGGCCGTTCGGACTGGTCGAGCTAGACTTCCAGGCCGCCCACAACTTGGTGTCGATCAGCTTCAGGGTGGCTGTTCCTGGGTCCGGCAGATTGCGCGCCGCCAGCACTTCCTTGCTGCGCTGGATCGACAGCGCCCGCGCCAACTGCTGAGTGCGCTTGTAATCGCCGCCGGTCGTCTCGTTCAGCGGATCGTATTTCTGCGGCAGGCCGGTGACCTCGCCCACAGGCGTCGCGACATCGGCATCATCAAGCAGATCGGTGTTGTTTTTTGTCCACTCGAATTTCTGCTTGTCCTCCATGTTGTGATTCCAGTCTTCGTCGATGAACTCGGCGGCGCTCTCGGCCAGATAGTCTGGCGCTGGCAGATCGCTCTGCAGCTTGTCGGCTTTTTCGTCGAACGCTGCTTCGACGGCTTCGGTCAGTTCCTCGCGCATCTTGTCGGTCAGCTTCGCCGACAGGTCTTCCGGCTCGATGCCGGGCAAGGTCTGCTGCAGATCACTCGCGCCAGTGTTTTCGGCGACATACCCGGCAATCGACTTGTCGAGAAAGTCGATGGTGACATCGCCCTTGCCGTCATAACCGCTCTGGTATTCGACGGTGATGACGTTGTTCAACTGTTCGGCGGTCAACGGAAAGCGGGTGTCGCTGTCGTCGAGGTGTTCTTTGATAGCGTCCTGCAGCCAGTCGTCCTTGTCGGTGTCGTCGGCCAAGATGACCTTGGCCTCGTCGAGCGCCTGACCGTTGTCGTACCAACTCTGCTGTTCGCTCTCGATGTAGGACGGTAGTTGGCTGTCCTTGTATTTTTCGAACGCCTCCGATTGCTTGGTGTCGTCCATCTCGTCCCAGGATTCCGGCGTGGGCGGCGGTCCGTCCTCCTCGTCGTCTTCGCCCGGCGCTGCGATGTCCGGCACGGTGTCGAGCCCGGCATACTTAGCCGTCAGCGCATCGAGCGCGGGCTTGGCGGTCTGGTACTCGCGCTCCAGCCGCACCGCCGTCGCCTTGTTCCAGGCATCGCCGCCGACCTGGATCACCTTCGGATCGAGATGCGCGGCGTCGTCCGGCTTGTCGCTGCCGCCGCCTGCGCCGCCATCCGCTGGCGCAAATTGGCCGCCGGTTGGACTGCCGCCGGGCTCATGGTTCGGGTTGAACTTGTCGAGCCGTTGGCGCGCGATCTGCAATCGCTTTTCCGAACTGCTGCTTTCCGACCCAGGCGGCGGCGGGCCTGGATCGACAGCACCATCGGGATGCTCATCCTCCCAATCGTCGCGCCACATATTCAGACAGGCGGCGACGGCGACATCCTGGTCCTTGCCGTAGTCCAGCATTTGCGGGACGCATTCGTTCATCCACTCGGTGTGGGCGTCGGCGCGCGCCAGCAGCCGCTTGGCCCGCGACCGCTCGATGCGGAAGCGTTGCTTGAGATCGAGCCGCGCTTCGGCGTTCGCCAGAGCCTGCGCCGCTGGCGTCATGGCTTATCTGGTCGACGACGCGAGCAGCGCGATGGATTGCGCGCCGATGGCCTTGAATCGGCGGGTCGTTTCCTGCACCACCGGATTGTCGCGGGTGCCCGAGCGTATCTGCATGTAGCCAGCCATCATCATCAGGTTCGGGTTGACGGCGACCATGACGCCGGGCGTCACGTTGAAGACGAACTCGCGGCCGGTGGCGTCGAACAGGTCGTAGAACAGGTTGCCGTCCGGTGACACCACCAGCGTCGCCACCGCAGGCGTCCAGTCGTCGGGCATGATGATGCCGACAATGAAATCGGCACCGATGGGCATCGTCTCCGACTGGACTTGGCCAGCCTGGATGGTCGGCCCGTTGAAGACGTTGAGCGCCGGGGTCTTGGCAGCGGGAGCGTCGCCCATGATCAGGCCGCCGCCGCGTCTGGCGTCTCGATGCCGATGGCAAACTTGCAATCCTCCTTCTGTGGCACCGGATGATCGCGCGAGCCGGACCGCAACTTGACGAACGCCAGATGCTTGGTCCAATCGGCGCGGATCACGATGCCGGTGTTGGCCTTGGCCGGGATGGTGACCTCGTCGCCGTTGGCGAGGAAAAGATCGTTGTAGAAATTGCCATCCGACGAAAACTGGAACGTCAGGTTCGCTGCCGTATATTCCTGCGGCACCGTGATGCGGACAATGTCGCCTGCCGAACAGTCGATGCCGTCAGACAGCGACTCGCCTGCGGCAATGGTCGGGCCGTCGAGAATTTGCAGCATGGCATCCTCCGTTGTGGTAGCGTGACGAGGCGGGGCGTTTTCCACCCAAAAACCGAACTGGATTTCGCGATGGCTCTCGGACCGGGCAAGTACGATGACGTTTGCACGCTGGCGCGCGCGGAAGCTGGCATGAAGCCCGACGATGCCGGTGGCGTGGTGGTGATCGTGATCGGCGGCAAGCATGGCAACGGTTTCTCGGTGCAGGCCGACTTCATCACCACCTTAAAGCTGCCCGATCTCTTAGAGGCCGTCGCCAAGGAGATTCGCCGCGATGGCCCAGTCTGACGACGCGCTGATGATGTGGACGGTGTACGACCACCCGCGCGATTATCCGCACAGTTTCGTCGCGCGCAAATTTGCAGTCAGCGGCGCTGGCGGCACGGTGGCGACCACCGACATGATCGTCGCGCCAACCCTCGACAGCATCCGCAAGCTGATGATCGAGCGCGGGCTGACGTGCATCACGCGAAGCCCTGACGACGACCCCAAGATCGTCGAAACCTGGCTCTAGGCCGAAAACCCCAACGGCATCAACCTGTTAGCGTCCCCTTGACGTATAGGCCATAACGGCCTATATATCTCCTGTAACCAAGGGATACGTCATGAAGACCGTCAAAGAGTTCCGCGCCGCCGTCAAGGCCGCCACCAAGGTGGTCGTGATGCCCCGGTTTGGGCTCAGCGAAGCCTGGGTCGGGATCACCAAGGCCGACGCGCTGGGACTGGTCAAGGGTGCCAAGGGTGACGCCACCGCCGAAGAGTTCTCAATGTTCACGGGCGAGTTCGGCAGCGTGACTGACGGCGTGCTCTACATCGGGTGAAAGACATGGAACGCAAAATCGTCACCAGCGAACGAATCGAGGGCCGCTTTAGGCGCGGCATCGTCCTGCACCGCTGCACCCTGGAGTGCGGTCACACCACCCGCTGCAGAGGCGACGAGGTCCGCAAGGGCAAGACGATCTGCATGGACTGCTATTTCGAAGAGGCAAAGGAAACGCAATGACTGACGCAGACAAACACGCCGCGAAGCGATTGGCCGAAGCGGTCAAGTACGTGGCGCGACAGTGGGGCCACGGCTGGCCACGCTTGAGCGACGGTCAACGGCAGTCGTTGGTCCGCGCCGAGATGTTGGCGGAAATTCACCGGGCGCAAGGCTTGGGCGAAGCTGCCACCTACCGCGAATTGGTCGAGGCCATGGCCCACGCCGCCATGCAATGGGAACCGGAGATTTAAGGAGCAACAAATGTTTGGACGCTACGAAGACGAACGCGATCATCTCGCTACGCCGCAAGAGGCCGTGGCCGAATGGGCTCGCAACATCGGCGGCGACGGCGACAACGCCACCAAGGCGTGGCTGCTGCACGACTGGGATGTCTGGGTGCAGAACCCGCACTACGCTGGCCCTGCGGTGCCGCACCCGGAAAGCGATGAGCCGTGGGACACCGATGGCGACACCAGCAAGTGGAACGAGAACGGCGAGGGCCAGGAGGCCGAGAACGACCGCTACGCCGCCCGCGCCTACCCAAACGATGTCAGCTACGATGACGATGAAATTCCGTTTTAACCAGGAAGGACAAACACCATGGGAATGATTGCTTCCATCTTTCGCAGCGATCTCGGCGACTGTTCGAACAAGGGAGTAAGCTCCCGCGCCAGCAAGGTCTGCGTGATCAACGTCGAAGGGCCGTTCGATCCGAACGACGAAACGCCAGCGGTTCGGCTGGTCAAGCGCCGGTCGGGCAACGTGGTCGCCATCCCGGTCGGGCTCGACGAGCACGCCGTGATGTTCGGCGGTACCTACGTCAGCACCTCGGACGCCCGGTTCAATCGCGCGGTCGAGCAGATGTCCGGCTACGGCACCGGCTTTCCGGTTGCACTGCATGATCGGGTCGAGCGATGAACTACAAAAACACCTTGCGGCCATGCCCCTGCGGATCAGGGCTCCCGAGCTACTGGCAGAACGATGCGCGCGGCATCCCGCTGTGCCGGACTTGCGACAAGTGCCACAAGGAAAAGATGGCGCAGTACCGGCCGGACGTGCTCAGCGATCCGAACTACTGGGCCGATGAGCCCATCGAGGCTGACGAATGAAAACCGAGCAGCGCCCGGTCACCGACAAGGACGGCAGGACGGTCGAGGCCAGAGTGCTGATCTGTCCGAACTGCGACAACGACAGCTTCAACATTTTCTTTATCGGCGAAGATCATCAGCATCTGCAGTGCATCGAGTGCCTGCAGAGTTTTTGCGACGGTTCGTGCGGCAACGTGTGACGGAACGAGTTGCCGGTCGACCGCGTTCCCTCCCGTACCCAAGGAGGGTATCTCTCATGATTGGAAACGATCCAAACCCGAAGCCGGGTGAGCAAACCCCGAATCCCAAGCCGGGCGACGCCCCGAACCCGAACCCCAATCCCAATCAGCCCCGTTGATTGGGTTCTGCCTCATGGCCGCCGTACCCGTTCCCCCGACGCTGCGGCGGTCATGAGATTTTTCATGACAGCAGGATCGCCAGCAGCACCATCGGTGTGACGACGACTGCGCACAGCATCAGCTTCGCCATCGGATCGAGCCGCGTCAGCGCCCCAAGCGGTGGCGGCGGATAGTACGGCGTCGACCGGCGCGGTGGCTCATAGCCCGGCTGCAGATCGGGACGCCACGATGGTGGCCGCTCCAGCGCCGCGCGCAAGTTGGCGGTGGTCATCGCCATCAGTGACCCTCGACATCAGCGGCGCGCACCACGGTGACCTTGATCCGGTCGTCGATCACCACAATGCCCGGCACGACGCAGCCGGATTCGATGAACGCCGTGCGGAAGATTTCCTTGATCCGTTTTACCGTGTCCTGGTCGACCACCCCTGCGACCTGGATCAGCAGAACCTCGCTGGGCTCGACCTTGAGCCGCGCGACATCGACCGGGTTGATGGTCAGTTCGCTCACGGTGGATTCCAAAAAATCTTCCTGGCCCAAGCTCTGGCGTCCTCGCTCGCCGGTTCGGTCCCGGCCGCGATGTCGTGCATCAGCCTGTCGACCGCCTTGCCGACCGCGAGCTTATCGTTTTGCTGCGACCAGCGCAGGCGGCCGGATGCAATCAACGCCTTCATCACGACAGGGCTGATCTCGACCGGCACCAGACGCTGGTATTGATCGGTCATGCGATCAGCGTCTCGATGTTGACCGGCCGCATCTGCTGCGCCACGCCCATCGCCATGGCGAGCGCGACGAGCCCGTCGATCCGGCCGCTCGATTTGTTCTTGCTTAGTTTCCGATTCGCATCGTCTTTACCCTCGACCACCGCGCAGGCGGCGCACATCGCCAGCACCGGATGGTTGCCGTGGGCAAGTTGCTTGCCGCGCAACGTCTCTTCCAAAGTGCGCAGCGCCGGGCTCATCGACTGGGTGCCCTGGCCGAACTCGACGAAGCGATCCTCGATCATCATCACGCTGAAACCGGCACGCTCCAGCCACGGCTTGAGGTGCTGCATGTTCCAGCGGTCGAACGCGACCTTGCGGATGTTGTAGCGGTTGAACAGATCGCGCAGATGCTTGGCGACGTACTCGTAGCTGATCGAGGTGCCCGGCGTCGTCTCCAGGTGCCCCTGCTTGGCCCACAGATCATACGGCACGCGATCCTCGCGCGACTTTTCCGACAGGCCCTCGCTGGGCAACCAGAAGGTCGGATGCACATGCCAGACCCGCTGTTGCTGTGGCTGGCCGATCAGAACGAGCGCGGTCAGGTCAGCGACCGATGACAGGTCGAGCCCAGCGTACAGCGGCGTGGTGGCATCGAACGGCAGCACCGGATCGCCGCACGACTTCCACAGCGATGGCGTCACGAAAGGGTTGGACGCCTCGACCCGCTGGTTGAGAATGAGGTTGCGGAATTCGGCCTCGCGCGACGGCAACCGGCGGGCCGCCTCGGCCATGTCCATGACCTCTTTTTTGTTCATGAACACGTCGAACGCCGGGTTCGCTCTGCGAATGGTTTCGACATCGAACGGGTCGTCGTCCATCGACGCGGTGTTGAGCCGCAGGATGGTGCGCGGGTCAGCCCCGGTCTTGGCGTCGTCGATCAGAAGCGACAGCAGATCGGCGTCGGCCGGTGCCTGCGTCGAGATCACGAGCGTCAGCGGATCGTCCTGGGCGGCGGTCGCCGTCTCCATCGCCTCGTACAGCGGATAGTTCGGACCGCGCACCTGACCAAGCTCGTCGTGGATCGTCAGCACCGGAGACAGGCCGAACGCCGTGGTCTTCTCGGCGGTCAGCGCCTTGTAGCGAATACCCTTCCCCGGGCAGTAGATTTCCTTCTTGGTGCTGACGCAGCGCACCACCTTGCGCAGCACCGGCGACATCAGCGCCATTTTTTCCATGTGGCCGTAGATGATTGCCGCCTGATCGAGCGACTGCGCCGCCGAGTACAGCGTCGAGTTCGGCCGGTCCTCGGCCTCGTAGCCGCACAGGTGCAGCAGCGCGATGGCGGCACACTCGACCGACTTGGCGTTCTTGCGGCCCCTGGAGATGATCGCGCGCCGGGTGCCGTGCGGGTTGTCGTAGATCGCCTTGAAGTCGTCCTTCATGAACGGGGCCATGCGGAACGGCTTACCGACGAACTTACCCTCCGGGAGGTAGAGGTAGCGTTCGCACCAGCGGATGTTGCGCTCAGCCCGGGTTTCGGGCCGCGTCAGTTTGGCGGCGTCTGCCACGGCAGTTCGTCCGCGATCTCGGCCCGCCGCTGCCGCGCCGAATCCGGGTCAGGCATCCTGACCGATGTGGTCAGCCGCAGCTTCAGCATGATCGACTGGACCGCCCGGCCCTCCAGGTGGTGCAGCTTGGTCAGGTGCTCGATGTTCTCAAGCTCCGCAATTGGCAGGGTGCCCATGCAACCGGCCCGGACCTCCTGCAGGCACTGGCCGAACCAGCGGGCTTGGCAAATGTGGCGGCAAAGCTGGATCAGCAGCGGCCACGTCTCCGGGGGAAACCAGTCGACCGGCATCCGGCCGACCAGCAGCCGCCACTCGATAGCCTCGTCCGGGCCAAGTTCCTCCGGTGGTCCTGGAGGTTGTGCCCCAGGAACCAAAGGTTCCATTACAACCGAGAGTTGGGTTCCATTCAGGGATTTTCGACCCCTCTGCATTTTAGAATGTCCTTCTACGTTTTGGCCTTTTCACAGAAGATTTTTAGTAGCAGTTTTCCAGGATTCGAG